GGGATCTTGGTTATGAGAGAAATTATTAGAGGGGGGGGGGTCATGGGGTCCAAACAGTGATTTGGGTCCCATATAGGATTCCGGTTACCGGACGAGCTAGCTCCCCCAGTCCCTCAAATTTTCTTAAATATTCTCAAAATACCTTTAAATTTCTTAAAATATTTGTAAAACACTATATGCCATAAAAAATTTCCGGGCACCCAAGCCCTTTAAAACCCCTCTAAATCGTTCTACGATTGGCTATACGGCGTTCTGTCCGGTGTTTTGGGTTCCGACCCCTTTGTGTAGAAAACACCACATACCATAAAAAAATTTTGGGCCCCCGAAGGAGCCCAAAACGTTTATTCAAAAAATTTTAAGTTTTGTTTAATCGTATGTTTTTATACCACGCTTTGCTCTGCGTAGTCTTGCTTCGGCAGAAGCTACATCATATTCTTGCTGTGTTGCTGGAGCTGTTTTTTTAATTTTTGCCATCTGTTCTGCTTCTAATTCATCCAAAACGTAACCAACTGGGTCTCTTACAGCTGATGCGGCATCATAAGCAACATCAAGAGCTTTTATTGTTTTATCTTGCATGGATGGAGACATCCCCGACATTGTACGTTCGGTTCCTTTGCCTAGGGAATCCATTCTTCTTTCCCAAGCTGGGGTTGATGTTATAGCATCTGCTGCAATGTCTCCTGCCATCATTCCAACGGCAGCTGCACCACCTCTGGCTAAGCCGCTTGCTAAACTTCCTGCCCTTGCTCCAATATTGTTTAATGGATTAATTGCTCCGATACCACCTTTTACTATTTGTGTTTGTGCATTAAAGGGAATTGGCACTGCCCGGTCTTTAAGTATATAATCTGATCTTTTTTGCATTTTTTCGAACGTGGCAGCGGATGCTTCAAGCAATTTAGTAAGATTATTTACTTTTTCTTGAAGTTGTTCTGATAAATTTTTGTAGTAATTTGTTAGGTAGTCCATAAAATTATTTATAAAACACTATATGCTATAAAAAATTTTGGGCCCCCGAAGGAGCCCAAAAAGTTTATTCAAAAATTTTAAATTATTTTATTGGCCTAGTTGTCTTCTTTTTTGAGATGCTGCAACCTCAGCTGCACTTGCAGTAGTATCGGGATCTGCGCTATCATGTACATTTGGGTTTAGATCTCTGTACCCAGCCATTCTTTGAGCATAATTTCTTTGACGAAGCTTTTTGCCTGTTCCTGGAACAGATCCACCTTTTATTGGAATATGATAATCTCGTATCACTAAATCTCCTCTGTTAACTTCCAGTGGTGGTCCTTGGTTATGCATTGAAGCATAGATTGGATTATTTTCTACAGTTGGACGACCATCATCACTTACTGTCTCCCAGGCAAGCATTTCAACGTCTGAGTCTGAGCCAATGCCTCTAATTGTTTCCTGACCAGGAAATACAGAGAATGTTTTTTCTTTTCTGGCTCCCTTACCAAGAGGGTTTCCTTTTTTGGTTGTTTCTCTTCCTGAAATAAGAGGAACACTTTCATTGGTGTAAGGATCTATATCGGTCGGTCTCATATAAAATGTGCGTCGTTCCCTGTACTCCAATAGTTGTTCTAAATGATTAACTTTTTCTTGAAGTTGCTCGGATAAATTTTTGTAGTAGTTTGTCAGGTAATTCATGAAATTATTTAGTTTAACGAAGATTTGGATTATGATATTCTAATTTTTTTGTTTCTTTATTATAATGTCTAATGTCATGACAAGTCGGACAAAGAAATACACCTTTTTTTAATTCTTCTTTTACTTCTTCGGGAGTAGCACATTCTGTTAGTTGCTTTGTTCTTCCGCGTCTTCCTGGTCTATTTTTTTCTGTTCCAATTTCAGTATGATGAAATTTTAAAAGTCTTGGATAAGCATTCCAACCACAATCTGTACAACAGGCCGAATCCCGAATAGAATTCACCAATTTTTTAATTGGTTTTTCTTTTTTAGGTTGTTTGCTTGGTTTAGACACTAAAATAATTACGGAGTTTTCTTTTATTTCTTCACCAAAAATATTATAGTTCACCATATTAGCTGTTTATTATATTATCTATATTTTAAAAGTCAACAGTATGGGCTAAATATAAAAAAGGAAACAGTATGCTAACAAAAATTAAAAATAGTTTGAAGAAGGTTACTAAGTTGGAATGGGTTGTTTTGGCTATTGCTGTCGTTGCTCTATGGGTTGGTTTAACTCATACCCACGGTCACAAAGGACAACACAAGGCTGAAAAGGCTTCAGAAGCCGTTGTTGAAACTAAGTAAATAACACTTTAGCGAAAAAAATTGGGAGCCCTGTTTGGGGCTCCCTTTTTATTTTAATACATAATAATTTTTTCAGTAAGTTGCGTTTGAGCTATGTGGTGCAATTTGGGACATTGCTTGTCTGGTAGCTTTATATACTTCTGGATTTTCTACACCAAGTTGCATTTCAATTTCTTCAATATTTGCTCCAAGTTCTCTAGCTGATTGTGCAGCTTCTTCACCTTTTGATGCAAATATTCCAGCTTTAGCCGGATTAGTTTTAAGCAATTGTTGGGATCTTAAATTTGCACGACCAGCCAATTCTTGTTTTAATTTTTGTCTTGCACCTTGGCGGATTGCTTCTTGTTTTAATTTAGTAGGATCTCCAGATTTCATTGCAGCCTTAAGGCCAGCTTCAAGTAAATTTACTTTTTCTTGAAGTTGCTCGCAGAGATTTTTGTAATAGTTTGTTAGATAATTCATAAAATTATTTATAAATATTTGCATGTTTAATAGAAATAATGGTATGTCTTTAGAAGACACTATACGGGCTGTTCAAAAAAAATATAAAAATCGCCCAAGTCCCCTCGCCTATATGCAAGAAAATGTTGGATTTGCCCCAACGCAAGTTCCACAGTATATGAGGCAATCTACAAATTTAAGAGATAATCTTTTAAATGGCTTTATTCCATCTAAAGATACCTTTAGGTAATTGGTTCTTAAAGGTTACTATAGATACTCTTTTAAGGTTTGTTTAAAGTTACTTTAGATAACCTTAAGTTACCTATAAGAATTTAATTTTCTGTAAGTATATCACAGTACTTTTGTCGGTCAAATAAATACTTATATGATTACTGAAAAGTCTACATTTCAAGAGACTCATTTTATTTTGATTCCTGATAAAAAATTAAACAAAAAAATTATTTCGGAGCTGATTGAAAAAATTTTGCAAAAACAAAAAGAACCATTTGCAAAAATTTATGTAACAGTCCACCCAATGTTTTATCAGCCATTAATGGTGGCATTAAAAACTAAAAAAATTGATGTAAAGGGATTATTTTCAGATAAAACTTCATTTGTAATTCATTTGTAACATGGCCAAAGAAAACGAAAAAACTTTCCAAGAACGATTATTCGGAGAACTTAATGCTCCTGGAAGTTTGTCAAATTCCAAAGAATATCGAGATTATAGAAGTTCGTTAATTCAAAAAGCAACATATGATACATTACAAAAAGAAGATTTAATGTATCAAAAATTTATTGCACAAACATATGGTTCATATGATAATTTTTTACAACAAAATAACCTTTTACAAGATATAAATGTTTTTGATCCTACAGTTGATTATAATATTGATGTTACAATAATTACCGAGGAAGCTTTTTTTAAAACTGATCATATATCTTCTCAAGAAGTAATTTTAGAAAATTTATCTGGTTTATGCACGGTTTGGTTTACTAAAAGAAATGGAACTGTAAGAAGATTAAGTTGTACACTAGAACGAAAATATTTACCAACCAAAGATTATAATACAAGATCAAACTTTTTTTCACCAATGGCAGGAGACAGAGTTGGTGTTTGGGATGTTAATGAGGGTGGTTGGAAATCTTTTTATATGAGTTCTGTTATTAAATTTGTGCGTGACGATACATCTGGTATTGAATAAATACTAATGACATGGAAGGTGATTCAAAAAAGATCAGTCACCTTTACGCCATACTCTTTAGAGAAGCGAAACTTATACTTTCAAATTATGAAAAGTATTTACAAGACAAGTTAACATCAAAAGAACTTGCTCAAAAAATGTTAAGTTTGCGTGATGCAATACAACGCATCGAAGAAGCAAACAAATAACTTGACAATCAGGAATTAAACGCTAAAATGTATATCCATGATTGTCAATTACGAACCAAAATTTGATTATTGTGATGTTCTTATTGTTCCTAAAATAAGTGAAGTAAAATCAAGAAAAGATGTTTCATTAGAAGTATCTACCAAGTTTAAATGTGGTAGAGAATGGTCTGGCGTTCCTATTATGGCTGCAAATATGACCACCATCGGAACACACACCATGGCTTTGGCGCTATCTGAATATAAAATGGTAACTTGCCTCAAAAAGGGCGGAGATTATTATACGCATTTTGCAACTAGTTATCCTGATAAAGAAAAATACGTTTCTTTAAGTTTAGGATTGGATGCAGAAAGCAAATTGTTTGTTGATGCGGCATCTATAAATGATCCGACATTTATATGTTTAGATGTGGCAAATGGTTATATGAAAGAGTTTCATCATTTTACAAAGAAAGTGAGAGATAAATGGCCAACTTCAATTTTGATTGCAGGGAATGTTGTAACCCCAGAGGGGGTAGAGGCGTTGTCACTAGCTGGCGCAGACCTCGTAAAAGTGGGAATAGGATCGGGATCGATGTGCCTGACGAGGCGAGTAGCCGGGGTGGGGTATCCCCAACTCTCCGCAGTACTAGAGTGTGCTCCAATAGCCGAAGCATTAGGTATTGGGATCGTCTCTGATGGAGGTATAATCCATCCGGGTGATTTTGCAAAAGCATATATCGCAGGATCTGCATTTGTTATGGCAGGTGGAATGTTTTCTGGTCACGATGAATGTGGTGGAGAACTCAAACATGGTGAGCATGGTGAAATGAAAATGATCCATTATGGAATGAGCAGCAAAACTGCAAATGAAAAATATAATGGTGGTCTTTCAGATTATCGTGCATCGGAAGGAAGAACAGTAGAAGTTTCTTACAAAGGACCGGTTAAAAATACAATTCAAGATATTTTTGGTGGATTGCGTTCTGCTTGTTCATATGTTGGTGCTTTTAACTTGCCAGAACTCTATTCTCATGGTACACTAATTAAAGTCAATCGCACTATTAACAACATTTTTGAACACAACGAAATATGAATATTTTTGTACTTGCCGAAGATGCCGTTGAGTCCGCTCGCATGATGTGTGATAAACACGTTATTAAAATGATATTGGAAAGTTGTCAGTTGCTTTCAACTGCGCACCACGTTCTTGATGGTGACGAATTGCTAGTAAATTCTGGCAAACGTAAATATAAAACATATATTTGTACAAAGAAAAATATTTGCAAAGCAACTATGATTAATCATCCGTGTACAATTTGGACCCGGGAAACAAGAGAAAATTATATTTGGCTTTGGCGACACACCTATGCTTTGTGTGGACAATATACAGAACGTTATGGTAAAGTTCATGCATTGCAATATATGCTTGAAAATGAACTATACGATCCTCCGGCTAATATTTCAAAAGGTAAGCTGACTCCATTTGCACAAGCAATGCCGGATCAATACAAAGATGCCAATGCCGTTGTTGCGTACCGTAAGTATTATATTAACGAGAAGGTGCGTTTTGCAAAATGGAAGAACTCACAGGTCCCAGAGTGGTTTGTGGCAAAAAACCCAGAGATTGTTGACGAGCCGCTTCCTTTTTAAGGGCGTTTGCTAAAGCATCATATCTTTTATGTATTCCAGTTTTTTGTTTAACTGATTCGTTATATTCTTTAGACTTAACATATTCATTACCAGCTTCTTCATATTTTCCTTGATTTAATAAAGATATAGCTTTTGGTGATTGTGGTAACATTCCTCTAAAATATTCTGAAACTAATTCTCCTTGTAGTTCTGAAGAATATGTTTCTAATTTTGGAACTATTTTTTTTACTTTTGGTACTCTAACACTTACATCACGTTTTAAAAGTTTGTCAGCCTGTTCTGGTGTAAGTTTTGCTTTACCAGTTAAAACATCCGGGCTAATATTTAATTCAGCAAATATTTTTGGCGATTCTTTTGTAACTAGATGGCCGTGGCCTATAGTATCAAATCCTTTGCTGTCTTTATAAACACTTAATATTTTTTCTTCGTTGCCAGCAGACTCGTATTCTTTAATTATTTTGCAGATACCATTAATATCGCATTGGACTTGATTTTGTTCGTTTAAAAAAAATTTGAATGATTTCATAGTATTGATGCTTGCTATTATTAAAAAAGTGAGTATAATGTATTTAACCATTTAAAAGGAATCACAATGAACGTAAAAGTATTTAGACTAAACTCGGGCGAAGAAGTTCTTTCACGATTTGAAGAGCAAACTGATACTTGGCTACTAAAAGACCCCGCAATTTTGGTTCCCGTTGGTCAGGGACAGATTGGTTTGATGCCTTGGTTGATGTATACCAAAGCATCAAATGGCATTTCTATTCCTAAAACATTTGTTGCTTTTACTGTTGAGCCTCTTGATGAACTAAAGTCTCAGTATGATGCTAGCCTCAATAAGGGCCTTGTCACGCCCTCCAAGACGGTGGAAACGCCGAGACTGAAGCTGACGACGTAATATGAATATAGACCATGTGATTGCAAATTATGTTCCTATTGCCAAGCCTCTTTCGATGGCAATGGAAAGACAAAAAAAGCATATTTCATTGGTTTTGTATAAGCGTAAAATTGTAGCTGTTGGGCAGAATATATTTAAAACTCACCCACATACTTTTAAATTGGGTTATCGTTGTGCAGATATGCATTCTGAATTGGATGCTTATCGTAAAATACCCAAGTCTTTGCGTGGTGAAAAACTTATTTTGTTGAATTTTAGATTTAACAGATTTGGTCAATTTAGAAATTCTAAACCGTGCCCAGTTTGCGAAAAGTGGTGTGGTGAACTATTTCATAAAATATATTACACTAATGATGATGGGGTTCATATTCTATAAATAGTTTAACATGGATATAACTATGAACTGCATTCAAAAATTAATGAATTTTCAAAATGAACTTCGTCTTCACCATTGGGGTACAAATTCATATGCTGCTCACAAAGCCATAGGAAAAGCATATGAAGGATTAGATGGTATTTTGGATACCTTTGTAGAAACATATATTGGTGTTTACGGAAAAAACAATTTAAAAACTATTAATTCTTTAGAACTTAACGGGCCATTTAAAGTTGGTATTAATACCGTTTTAGATTCACTTGAAGATTATTTAAAAAATGAAATTACAAAAGAAATTAAACCAGATCAAACAGCCTTGTTAAATATAAAGGATGAGATGCTTGGTTTGGTTCAACAAACAAAGTATCTCCTCACATTAACGTAAGGAGTTACAAATGAAAATCCCTGAGCTAGTTTACGAAATTCGCAACTTGGCTCGCAAAGAAGAAGATCCCCTCAAAAAGGATCTTTTTTATCAATGCGCCAAGTCATTAGAAATTCTTGGAAATATTGCCAAAATTGCTGATCTTGCCGTTGCAGAACATAACTCGGCTGAAACACCGGCAATAAATGAAGATGAAACAATTAAATGGAATATTGATGATGTAACTTTAAAAATGTTAGATGAGCACATTGATGCTCTTGTACATTATGGTTTTATGAATAAAGATGATAGATGGCCTTATGGAGACCAACCATTTACCAAATTTGTTTCAAAATATTTAAAATCTCAAATTGTAAATGATTCAAGTATGGAATAAATTTTAGGAGGTATACTTTTATGACTGCATACCTCCATACTTGATGGCATTACTTTAAGAACTATAGGACTTCTATATGGACTTTTTTTGTAGGAACAAAACTTTCTAGTTTTTTCCATCATAAAGTGACTATAGATGTAACAGTGAGCGCGTTTAGCGTAAAGTTTTTTATCTATTTTAAGATTAAACTTTTTAATAACTTTGACTGCTCGTTTTTCACAATCTCGCTCCATGGCACGAATAAGAAAAAATGCTCTTTTAATTTTTTCTGGTGAATAATTTTGACCACGAAACCAATCGTCTATAATATATCCAGCCAAGTCAGATTTTTTATAAATTTTTGACTTGTTGATGCACTGTAAAAAATGACAATATTCGTGAACCAAAGTTTCTAAAAAATTATGACAATTTTTAGCAATTTTAATAATTTTACGACTTTCGTCAAAAAAACCTTCGCATCGGTAACCGCCGACGTTTACCAATTTGCCACGGCCAATAATAAGTTTCATGCCGTATTGTGCCAGATGATTTTTCACATGACTGACAAACTGACGATTCCTGCTCATGGGACCTCCTCAGTCGATATTATTTAGGGAATTCCTTGACAGTCAAGTATTAGAGTGTATAATAAAATACTTCTTATAAGAAAGGAAATTTTTATGGAAATTACTAATGTTGACCGTCCGACCAAGATTCAGAGAGTTTTTGATTACATGCGTTCTGGGGCACCAATGACTGCTGGAGAAGCACGTAAGCGTTTCCGCGTGCAAAATATGCGTGCAACTATGCATGATCTTCGCGAGGCATTTGATCGTTTTGATCTAAATTACACAATTTCCCGAACCACCCGGAATGGTCGTTCATATTATAAAATTGTTCGTAGTCGTTAAATTTAAGTAATAATTTAAGTAAAATAAAAACCCACCATTTTTGGTGGGTTTTTATTTGCTATTATAAATATATTGCGTTATATTGTAATGCAAATTTTTACTTTAGTGAGCTAATACATGTCTAAAAATAATTGCTGCTGTGGTGGTGGTCCTGGCCCCGGATTAACTTTTGACACATTTTGCTGTAATCCATTATTATTTACTGACTTTATTACTCTTTATGGTGATAGTATGGCACAACATGCCGAAGTTAGTCCAGGAGATTGGATTGCTTTAAAACAAACACGCGAAATTCCATCAACTACAGAAGCCAACTGTGCATTTAAAAGCACGGGTTCTTGCAACTGTTGTTGTGATTGTGCTACATCGGCAGCACTTGGAAAAAATGTTGATAAAGAAACAGGCAATAATACATCATTAAATGCAAATAATTTATTTGATAAAAATAATAAAGATGGTGTAATTATTAAAAATGGTAAACCAAAACCACAAAATAAAAAAAGAGTTGATAATGGTTTCTTTTTTTCTGGAACTAAATTAAATTTAAGTCGTCAAAAAGAAACCAATCCATCAATAATTAAAAAAACAAATTTAAATGGAACTGTTTCATATAATTATAATTTTAGTTTTACAAAAAATATTGCAACCGATCCAACCAATAAAGCGCAAAATATTAGTTCAGGAGAAAATGTTACTTTAGTTTTTGGTGAAGAAAAGGTTGAAGGTAATTACGTTTTAGGTGATGAAGTAGATATTTCTAAGCCAATAGTATTTACAGATCAATTTCAAGAAAACACCACTCCTGCATTTTCCACAGATTCTGATCAGGGTGGAGTTCCACCATTTGGTGAGGTTGAAAGAAATGATTGGGAAAATGAAATTCCTTGCGTGTGGAAATGCAATACACTTTTTTGTTGTGAAGATGCAACAACTTGTCCGCGTACTCCTTGTGAAGATTGCTGTTGTAGGCACAGAGAAGTAATTGGAGTTAGAGGATATCAACCAGCATATTTTGCTTACAAATATAGTGGATGCCATTTTACTTGGTATCCCAGAGAAATGTTATTTGGAAAAGATCCATATGTACCACAATGTATGAATAATGAAGTTCAAACTTTGGGAATATATTGTCCGCCATATGATGCAAATGACTTTTCTATAAAAAAGGTAACAACTTCATGTGGTGTAATGAGCATGTCAGCTCCGTGGCAAGGAACAGTAAGTAGACGTGATGTAGATATTCCATTTTGGTGTTCCGAAGCCAATCCTCCTGCACTACAAACAAGAATAACAACGGTACCAGGAACAATAAATCACTGGGCATGTCACTGTGCAACAGTTCCCCATATTCATGGAGGTATGGTAGATTCTCTTACAAATACAATTAATGTAAGCCAGAGACCAGGACAACTAGGATATGTTTCTCAATTTAGACCATTTTATCCTCCAATGGAAGCATCAGATCTTGGATGTTGTTGGTGTTCTTCTGTAAATCCACCTTCTCCAGCTGGAATTCAATTTCCTGTTCCAGAATGGATGGGAACAAAAGCAGGATGTAATACTTATTATCCATTTACAAATGGAATAGGCAAAGTTCCTAATTTTACAAATCCATGTGCTCCAGGTTTTGCTTGTCATTATTTTCATGGAATAAATCCAAATTATTTAACAGGAAACCCTGGTTACACGACCGAATGTTTTAGAAATGGAATATCACCATATTTACAAAAAGTGGCAAAAACTAGATTTAAAGCAGCATATGAAATATTTTTGCATGGAGATGGAGCTTTTAATGATTTTGGGCCAAATTACGTATTAAGTGAAATAAAAGTAAATATGTTGTTGAGAGATTATGAAATTGCATTTAGAGAAGTTCCAAATGCAAAAACTTCTCTCAGAGATCAGTGTTTAGGATTTGTACAATTAGAACATCATTTTGAATGTTGTGCTTTTAGATCAGATGTTGGGATAGCAACAAAAAATCCAGGAATTTTAATAAATAATTGTAACATAAGAATACCTCCCTTTGAAAGTGAAGGATATGCTGGTCACTTTACACCAGCTTCTGGACCTACTTGTTTTACGGCTGCACCAACTTCCGGTAAAGTAAGAGCAAAATATACCCCATATCATTATAGCGCTTGTATGTGGCAAATAAAAAGAGGAATTCCACGAAGAGTAATGTACGCTGGTTCAGGGATTCCAATTTTTAAATTTGATTTGGTAAACATGGAAAATTGGACTTTAAAAAATCCAAATAGAGTATTAGATTTACCAGCATTTACTGTAGAAAGATTTATAGAACATTATTATCGTTATTATTTTGGATTAATTAGTTTTAATGGTGGTGGGTGTGGTGCAAATGGCCAGCCCCCCGAACCGATTGAATGGTCTTATGGTCACTACATAAACTCATATGAGTATGTTACCGGCTGGTTAGAAAAAATGGTTGAAGCCGGAATTTTAAGAATTAAAGACCATGCAATTGATATTGCTAAAGAAGTAAATCAACTTGTTGGAAGTGCATATTATGATTCAAGTGGAGTTTTAGTTATTAGTCCTGAAGCTGCTAAAGAATGTGGTGGTGTTAATGGATTTTTTGATCTTCTTAACTTTTTTGAAGTCAGTCCCGGAGATATATCCGTAACACCTAAAAAAGTTAAAGAAAAGCTATTTAATACCGCCGGAGCATATAGTTATGATGGACCCGGAACAGAAACCGGATCTAACGCAACTTTTATGCGTGCATTTTTACCAAGAAGAGCTCGTTTACCCATCGGTCCTTTAAATTCTAAAGTAGAAGCTTGGGGGTGCAATGGAAATAGCCCTACAACGCAAATTGAAGGCTGTACAACATGTTTTGGTTTATCTATAGATGGAGTTTCATGCTGCTTACCTGAAATAAACTGTCCTTCATATGTTATTGACAGCATTAATGTCCCACCATTATTAAATACCACAGAAGGAAATTTTAGTGATATACAGCCAAATAAAGTTATTTGTGGTTTGGCTGGAACTTTTGTAATTGACAGAATAGGAAAATTAGCTATTTTTGGTGGAATTCCTGTCGGAGGAGATATGACATCATGTCCATCAACAATAAGAACTGGTTATCCCGGCAATCCTTCGGCTGAATTTGATTTAAATTGTAGTTATGATATGCATCCAAATTCTATTGTAAATATTCCATGGTATTTAAATATTTTTTCTGCTTTTGATTTAGATCCAACTAGCTCTAATTTTGGTCAAATGTTAAGTTATGGAGAAATACCAGATGGAAAGGTTTTAGATATAGTTTTTAATCCTAATTTTGCTGTAGCTCTTTGTGAATTTGATAAAGATGGTATAGGAAATGTGTGTTTAGATACTGGACTGCCAGGAGAGGTATCTTCATCCTGGAAACCTACTTGGGAATGGAATGAATGGTCTGTAGCATATCAAACAACAAATACAAATGGAAGTAATGTATCTTTAAGATATAATCCATCACAATCAAGTTGGGATTCTCTTTGTATAACAAATGAACCCTGGGGAACAGCTCCTGGAGATATTATAGATGATGGTAATGGCAATGAGGGTGATCCAAATAATACTCAAGTTAGTGTATCAGCTGATAATCCTGGAGCAAGAAGTAGCTACAGCAATTCACCAAAATATACATCATATAGATTAAAATCATGGGGTAGCAAAGGAAAAGATTATGGTACTTTTAGTTTAAGTAAAGAAGATTCTGTTGTATTTAATTATGGTAGCAAATATAATCAACCATCTTGGGCATGTCCAGATGAAGGCGAAATTGAAACTCAGATTAATGTGACAAGACAGTGTTCTTGTGGTGAATTTAATTCTGAGAATGGATTTGAAAATGGGTATCGTGGATATGATCCAACAATTAATCCAGAAAATTTAAGATATCCTGGAACAAATACTTGGTTTATATGGAATAAAATTGCGGGTGGTTTAAAACACTTTGCCGCACTTGATGATTTTGGTGGAGTTTTTATTACAGCATTGAGTGATAATGAGGATGGTCAGTCTGCAAAAGGAAAGCCGCTTCCATATTTTGATATAGAACGACAAGAATCTTGGCCGCAACAAGGTTATTCTGATCCAAAAACATATGCTCCTGATTATAATGGATTTGAATCTAGATTTAATTATTTTAATCACATTCCAAGACCTGGTTTTATAAACAAAGAAGATTGGACACAGGATTTATATAATTCTTTAACTTCTAGATTTTCTCCATGGTTAAATTGTAATGGCGCATGTGCTGTTTCTGTAACAACGGGGCCAGCTGCTGGGCCAAATAACACACAAATAAACCCGTGTAATGTTTTTAATTTTGCTTCTAAAATAGATAACGTAGCAGCAGATAGCCCTAAAATAGACCAATGTTATGATAATACTGATTTGGTTGGCGGTAATGTTCAATTTTCTCCATGTGTGCAACCCATCAAACTACGTGACGGCACTACTTGTACATTTCCAGATCCAGCAAGCGGTAATCCAAATATTCAAAATAGATTGTTTGATTTAAGTACACATTTTATGGGATCTTTCTGCCAAAGAGGTGTACAAGATGACAATTTTAATGCAAATACAGAAAGCAGTTATAATTGCAAACCAGCATATGTAATTTTACAACAAGATTTTAATAATTTTCAACCAAGGTATGTAGATTTGGCGGCAGGTGCATTTAATACTATGCTGCTGACAAATGAAAACAGAATTGAATTATATGGCAAGTATTATCAAATTGATGAAAATGGAAATAAAATTGGTCCAAAAATAAAAATTACAAATCAAGATGGATCTGTTTCTGAAGTTATAAAAGGAATAACTTGTTATGTACCCAATTCTGTTTTGCAAAAACAAGGAATTTGGGGTATTACTTATGGTTGTCCAACTTATTGCCGAGGAATTACGTTTGATGTAAATGGCAGTGAATTTGCAAATACTAGAGGAATAACGCACAACCCAATTATTTCAGCATCTTATAAAGAACCATCTCAAAATGATATATTTCAAATAATTAAAAGCTCAGCAGATTATAGCCTAGCTATAACTAAAGATAATAAAATATTTGTTTGGGGAGATGCTAGTATGGTTCCCGGTGCTTATTTTAAAGATACTTACATCCCGGGTTTAACTGCTGAAGCAGAATTATCATTAGCAAATATAGATACGGCTTATGCCTCGGTATTAAATACCATTCCAAGTGAAAGAATAAAAATAACTAATGTTGCTGTTGGAATTCATTCTTTTTATATTAGTTATCAAATTTTAACAACTAATATTGGTCTCCCACTTCATAGAAACTGTGTTTATAGCAGATATGGTAGAAGTGATTTTGGCGCAGAATTGCCTTCAAATTTACAAAATAAAAAATTAATTTCAATTTCTGCCGGCAATGGTTTTGCTGTGGCTATAACTTCAGATGGTGAAGGACCAAAAACATGGAATTCTAGTCATTTTGCTCCAGAAACAATAAAATACCAATATAAAAATTTTGATAGTCTTCCTTTATACTTTAGAAGAGATGCATACTTTCACGCTATTCCAGGAAACTGGGATTATTCAAAATGGATATGGGGAGATACTTGTTGTTTTGCAATTCATGATCCCGATCACCCGTGTTTAAAAGAAGATCGGTGTTCAGCTTTAGCTTATAGTATTTATAGAGATTTTGCAGGCAATCCCTTAAGCAGTACTATTCCAGATAATGACCCGAGAAGATTTAATGTAAGGAAATCTTATAGTGGTCATCCAGAGCATCTTTTTGCAAGATCAGATATGAGAAGAATAAGTTCACAAACAATTGGTAATATAGGGCTGGCTTATGACGACAATAACACATTAGCAAATTGTAATGCTGAAAGTGTTGATGGGGCCCGACCAGCATTTGGAACTGGTGCTCTAATTGGAGAGCTTAATGATGATTTTAATTTTTGTTTTCAAAGTACTGGTCCGGGATGGGGTAGTTTTGTACCAAATTCACCACTTTCAAAAATAAGAACAAAAAAACCATCAAGATTTGGTAGCTGTATAAATGATGCTTGTTCCGATAGACCAAGTTCAAAAAATAGAGGAGTGTGTAGTGATTTTTGGGGTGCATATCTGTGTTCCACAACACAACCATCAATACAAAGTTCATTTTCAGCAACTAAAGATATATTTCAACAAAAAGTTATTTCTTGGGGAGATAATCCAATTGGAAATAATGTATGCCGTTCCTTTTTAGGATATACTGTAGATTATTTTAAATATTCACAAAGAAATTTTTATTTAGGATATGATTCAGAAAAAGATACTTGGGAAATATACAATAATCCAGATATTTTTAAAAATACATTAATAAATAAACCAATCATGACGGATACTTGCTGTGAAGCAAATCCAGATCCAGATAACTGTCCATCTTCAAATCCAGCTGCCTGGTTATGTCCAGGAGCTACTACATTTACAGATCCAACAAATTGTGGTTGGGGTGGAGGAATTACACAAGGAACAGCCGGATGCACTTCGTGGCCTTCTTTAGCTGGATATCCTATGGTTGGTCCAAATTATACTAGATATGATACTAATGTAATTCCACCACATTATCCTAGAGATTCACAAATATTATATGCTTTGTTGATGAGTGATGGTGCTGTGAGTGGTGGCAATCCTTGTAGCATAAATCCATGTTATTCTCTCGCAAATAGAGAGTTAGTTGTTGGAAGATTTGCTGGACCTGGTGGATTTGCATTTAATGTTGAACTTATAAATTGTAATAATACCATTAACACGGATAATTATACTTATAAACCGGTTGCACTAATATCAGAAACACCATTTACTTTACTTAAAGGAGTTCAGTCAAGTATTAGTACAACTATACCACCAGAAAATGATCCAGATTATAAAAGCATAGGATTCAGAAAAGTATTAGATGATCCAAATTATACAAATATTAATTTGGGAGATTTTATAAACAAACTACCACAAGAACACTTTTTTAGATTTGGAAATTATGGCCTTCCCGGAACTGCTGGTAAAGTTATAGCAGATAATCATGGTTTAGTTGCAGGAAATATGGTAATTTTTAAAAATTATAGAGATCGTGGTTATACTGGTGAGGGCGGTGTAATACGAGAGGTTAGAATTAAATTAAATCCAGCTAATCAAAATAATAATGAAAATTTTCTTCAATTAGAAAAAGAATATTTTGTTTCTAATAGAAATTTATTTGAAAATTCTTTTTCAATAACGGAAACAATAGAAGATGCATTATCTGGAAATAACATAATTCCATTTTGGGTAGCAACTAATTATGGTGGTACTACTGCAGACTCTTATGAAGTAAATACTAAATGGTATCCAATGTTTGATGAAATTCCTAGCAATTATCATGGAATTGCCGGAACAAGTTTGGCTGACACAGGCTGTTTTATTGGTGGAACTGAAGATTGTTACGAATTAGATAGTAATGGAGTGGCACCAATAGATGGACAACATGTGATATTATTAACTAGTCCAATGGGAGTGGGTACAATAGTTGGAATGCTTTGGTTATGTATACTTCAAGATTGCTGTGGTGCCGAATAATCTCAATTAAAGGAAAATATATATGTCAAAAAATTTATTTAACATTAGTAGCACACCCGTAATAACTTTTAATACTGCAAATGATAGTCAGGGGGGAATGCAAATTCCTTTAGATGATTATGGAAATATTCTTTCAAAAAATTATAATTTAGAAAAAGGATTTTATAATAAACCAATACAAATAAATATATCTAAATTATTTTATATAAAAAAAATTAATATTGGTTTAGGAGATATAATTGATTTTTTTACTAGAAAACTTTATATTAAAGATTTAATTGTTTATTTAACAGACGGAAATTGTGGTTGTGAAGCAAGAAGAATAAAATTTAATAAATGGTTTAAAATTCCATTTATTAAATTTGGATTTAGAACTCTATATGCTAAAGATTTAATGGAAATTCAAAGTAAAAAAAATAAAAAAGGTAGTAAAGAAAATAAATTAAATTCATCTACTTTTATTGACAAAAATACAAATAAAATTATTTCTGAAAAAGATGTAATTATTGGTGATTCTAATGCTTCTTCTGATATTGCATATGTAAATTATGTTAAAGAAAATAAAAAAAATATAGAGACAACAAATCCAACGCCCAACGTAACACGGAATCCTCCAGTAAATCCATCAAGAATTTCTGGTGGCTGTGGTTGTAGAAATAAAAAATAATACTTGACTAATATGTTTTATAAATTATATTTATTTTATAGGAGATTATATGAAAACTGGTTTATTTAAGTTTAAATATGGCGAAGAAATTGTAAGTGATTATGAAGATCGCGGTGAATATTATTATATTGCCAATTCCGGTGGAATTTTTCAAAATGAAGATGGTGGATTTCAATTAAGCATTTGGATCCCCTATTCTTCTATTAGAAAAGGATTTATGATTCCTAAAAGTGAAGTATGGTTTGTAGCACCACTCCATCCAGAAATGGAAGAGTATTATTCTAAATGGAAAGCAGCATTTGAAAAAACTATTGAAGTTCCATTACCAGAAAAACAAAATAAACAAAATAAACAAAACTTACAACACAATTAAAAAATATTATTCCTAAATATTTTTAAATGTTTAGGGGCAAATATCAAAAAATTGGAACAAATGGTGTCGCCGTTTATTATGGAAATGGCGACACTATTATTTTTGAAGGAAATTTATATAAAAATGTAACACCTACTATTAATTCTCCTTTTGCAGAACCAAGTAGTTGGGAATATTTGGGTGTTTATAATCTTTATAGCAGAGAAAAACCACCAATAAATCCTAAAATTGGACAGTTATGGGAATCTAATGGCAAAGTCTATACTTATTACTATGACGGTAATAATTTTAGTTGGATTCAATTTTAATTATATTTGAATTTGTAAAATTAAAGATGTATTTTGTGTAAATTTTAAATAAATTGTTGATGGTGAAGATGGCTCTTTAAGATATATAAACGATGCCCCATCAAATCCGGGTAATCCAGTTAAATAATAATAGTTATTTAAACGATTTGTACAGTTTGCATCTAAAAAGGGCTCTATTGTTGTATTAAACAAAGATGTATCTGATAAATCTAGTTTTAATACAGTTCCATATGGATTTGTGCCTGATACAGTATAATTTGCTGTATTTGTTGCAACACCATCCACAAATATTGATAAAACTTCTCGATAAACTTCTTCATTTGTAGCGGGATTTATAGTATTTGTAATAAAACTGACAGCCCATTTTATAAAAGAGTAATAATTATAAGAAAGCGATAAACCATTATATGATAATGGGTTTAAAACATTTTCTAAACTACTAGTTTTTACTATACCATACCAATCATAAAAATAAGTATCGTCATTTACATTACGACAATATTTTTGTCTTAAATTTTGATTTTGAAATACCGATAAAACTGTTCCATTTGAATCTATTTTTTTTGTAATACCATTTAAATTTGTTGGTGCAGATAATGTATTTAAATCTGGAACACCACGCATATAAATGTTTACTGTTGTTGGAATAAAATATCTTTTTTCTGTTTGTATTGTGTTCGATGAGTTTATATAAATTATTTCAGAGCCATCATTAAGTTTAATTGCAGTGTCTACTAAATAACGAGTATTATTTGTTAAACCTGGAGTTGTTTCCAAATATTCTTCATAACCATAATTATTACCATATATTCCTAAAAAATTTATATTATTTGGATCATCTCTATTTACTTTTGATATAAAATATTGAGCAGTATTTCCCTTTATTGCTGAATAGTTTAAAGCACTAGTAAAATTTTTACTTTCATAAAGTCCATCTGTTAGTGATGGTGAATATGTAACTCCTCCTAAATTAATATAATGGTTGCTTATTCCAGTGGAACCATAATAAGTATAAATTCCACTAAAACTGTATTGTGCTCCAGTTTCTTCTACATAATATGTTCCACCAGATACGTTAAATGTATTTCCACTACTCAAAATACCAAAAAAACGTTTTATAAATTTTAAATCAGCACCATTTGTTGTAGAAGAATAATCAAAGTAAAAACTTGAACCACTTTTATATATCGCTGGCGCAGAACTCATTAAACCTTTTGTTAAACATGGATCTGCAGTCGATCCCACATATTCTGAAATATTTGTTATAGTAGATTTTACTAAACTTAAAAATTTATTTGTTGAAGACATATATTAAGATGCAAAATAACTTAGTGTTTGTGTTCCACTTCTAGCCATTGCGTAAACAATATTAATATTTCCTACATTAAAGAAAATATTTTCTCCTGGTTCTAATTGATAACCATAGCTTGCTCCAATAGTAGAAGAACCAAGATAAATTATATCAGTATTAGTTCCCAAAGATTTAAAATTAATTCCACCCGCACACGTAAATCCACTAGCACCACCTATTTGTGATGGTGAAGTTGTTATAGACGATAATCCTGAATAAGATGAAGTTGGACGAACTAAACCAAATACCGAAAGAGCTGTATAAATGGCTTGTAGAGTGACACCCAATGCATCAATGTCTGCCGAAATATTTGTCATACCATTTAAAATATTAGTATCATAAATGTACACTGTATTTCCAACAGTTGTAGATACTGCTCTACCACCGCTCATACCCTGAATAATCAAACCATTGCCAGCCGAATCATTAGTTACACCAACGGTTGGATTAATACTTACAGTAAAGGTGGCTCCAGCTATGTAAGTATAAAGTGGATTGCTAGAAATACCTATGGCAGAGCCACTTGAATTTACAAGATTTACAAAAGCCCACGTACTTCCACTGGGACCAAAAATTGAAACAGAATCTCTTGTTCTAGAAAGTGGAATACCTCCAGTAACTTCAACATAGCAGTTTGCAGGAGTTTGTACAAAGACTGGAGATGCGCTTATGCCGGTTACGCTTACGGTTCCAGATACTGGTACTGCTTGGCCACCAACCATACCCTGAACAGTAAATACACCAGTAAACCCAGAAATTGTTGCTGTGATGCCCCCAGCAAAGGATACTGGTAATGGGTTGCCAGAAGTTACTGGGCCAAATGCACCGGTAGCACCAAAGCCAACTTTATAGTATTGAATATAGGTGGTTAGGCCGCTGGAAGCAAGAACTGGATCTGCACCAATGGCAAATGTCGCACCGCTGTTAATTACTACATAATCGCTACCGTAATCTGGATACATGTGGTTTTATCCTTAAATCGTTGATCATCAATATTTAGACTCTTTTATTTATTGAATTCTTAAAACTAGGTGGTATACTTAAAATCATGTATATTGACGAAACCGCTAAACAACAATTTTCAAATAAAGTTTTAGAGCGGGTAAAGGCGACCAAATTATCCTTTATGGATTGTGTTTTAGAAATTACTGAAGAAATGGGTTTAGACCCAAGTGCTTCTGGTAAACTTTTAACAAAACCTATTGTTGAAAAAATTCAGCAAGAGGCAAAAGATTTACATTTACTTAAAAAATCTAAAACTAAGCAATTACCTCTTGACTGACTAAAACTATACTATATACTGTAGATACAGTTTAGGCCAAGGTAGATCCTTGGGGAAAGAATATTATGCCAAATTTTTCAGATTTTAAAAAGAAGAGTAAAAACTCAGTCGCATCTCTAACCGAACGCCTTGATAAGCTTTCTTCTAAGGAAAGTTATAAGGATGAAAGAATGTGGAAGCCTGGAATTGATAAAGCTGGTAACGGATATGCCGTTATTCGTTTTCTTCCAGAAATTGATGGTGAGGACAGCCCCTTTGTTTCCATCTACAGCCACACATTCAAAGGCAAGGCTGGATATTTTTGGGAAAATTGCCCAACCACCATTGGAGAAAAGTGCCCCGTTTGTGCAGCTAATACAGAACTCTGGAACAGTGGAATTGAAGATGACAAAAATATTGCCCGCCAGCGTAAGCGCAAATTGAGTTATATTTCAAATATTTTGGTAATTGAAGATCCATCAAATCCAGAAAATAAAGGAAAGGTTTTTCTTTATCAGTATGGCACCAAGATTTTTCAAAAAATTCAAGGACTTGCTCATCCAGAGTTTCAAGATGAAGTTGCAGTAGACCCATTTAACTTTTGGACTGGCGCAGATTTTAAGATTAAAATTCGCAATGTTGGCGGTTATGTAAACTATGATCGCAGCGAATTTGCTTCTCCGGCACCACTATTTGGTGGTGATGATAAAAAGCTAGAGGAGCTTTGGAAAAAACAATATCCATTGAAGCCTTTTATTGATAAGAGTCAGTTTAAGAGTTTTGATGAGCTAAACGCCAGATTTAAAAAGTCTGTTGGCGATGATATTCGTGCTCAGTTTACAGAAAACAAGAGCATTGAAGATGATGTAGAGGAGTCTGTGGTTAGTGAAGATGTAGAGGAAAAAGATCCTCTAAAATACTTCTCCGAAATGGAGAATGATTGAAAAAAGCCCCGAAAGGGGCTTTTTTTATTGCCAAACGGGAAAATTAGAAAAACGATCCATGCGCTCTTCAAAAATTAAATTTGTTGGATCAGTCGTTGGCTTTTCTTCAAATTTATTTTGAGCTTTGGGATATGGAATCCACCTATCCCCACTCAAATTCATATTAGAATTAAATCCTTGTTCTATTTCTTCCACTTTTTTGCTTAATTGGTTATAGCTAGATTCTGCATCAAATTTAACAGTTAATCCTGCAGCAACATTTGATGTTTCTGCCATGGGTGCAGAAGTATTTTCTAATTTTGTTGGTTCCAATAAAACTGATTTTGGAAGCTCAACAGTTGGTTGTAATTGTTCTGATAAAGAAAGAGACTCGGGAAGGGCAAAAAATGTTGCTATGGTTTCTGTTTCTTGAATGGCAATATCAGATGGCTTAGTCGTTAAATTTGTTGAAAGTAATTGTTGTTCTGCTTCAATGTCGATTTGAAATTGATTTTCGTTCATAGTCCTAGCGCTCCTTTCATATTATATTGTGAGGCCATCGATTCATTTTGTTTTTGTTCTTGGTAGTCGGCCAATATTTTAACATAAATTTCTCGTTCCCACCATATCATTTCTTCCAAATCCATTAAACTCCAGTTAAAGTTATTTACTAAGGTAAAGTTTGTTGTAAAATAATCTCTTAAATCAAAAAACTTTACCGATAAGTAAAAAAACTTAAAAAACCAGATACCTCCTTATCACCCGATTGGGTCTTTAATACTATATAAAGCTCGGGTTGATGTTTTAAAAATTCCTCCAACTTAGGAAGTATATTCATTGGCAAATTATCCAATAGAGTTTTTACCTCATCGGTTACAAATTTGTTAACATAAAATATTTCACCATTTGTGACAACCTTTTTAATACTAGATTTGATTAAATCAATAGATTCAAGGGTTTCTAATTTAAGTAAATCTTTAATTATTGGAGTTTCAACGACTATACTGATTTCTGGTGATATATAAATGCTTTCGGATTTTATGTTATTTCTATAACCAATATCAGGAATAAAGACCGAAATGCGTTCATTATTAAAAATTAAGTTTAACTTTTCATCAACGCTTTTAGATCGTATTTGTAAAAATAAAAATTCAGCATCGGCCAAACAAAGATCCAAAACATTTATACCAATTGTGTTTGCTTTTAATAAGTCAACCATTGCACTTAAAGCTAATTTTTTATTATCTTCTTGTAAGATGATTGAAATATTTTTAGCATCTTTTACTTTAAAGGGTTGAAATTTTACAACCTTTTTAGCAAAAGGAAGTGTTGCTTCGTATGTTGGTAGTGCCTTCTGTAAAGATTCAATCAAATTCATACTCAAAATCCTCTATTAAAATTAAAATCTCTGAATAATATCAAAACAGAGTATATGTTATACTCATTATTTTTTAACATTGACATTTCAATTGGCAATGTTTCAACTGGATAAATTTCAAAAAATGTAAAAGTTGCATTTGGTTCGCCATTTAAATCAAGTAAAGAAAGTTTCATTTGAGTATTGGATATAAGCTCATCATAAAAACCTACTTGAAATGCTTGTTGCAAATTTCCTCTTTGTCTTCCACCAGAATACAGTGCATTAAACCATCGATCAAAAAATGTGGTAATAAAATGATCATTTGTTATAGGAAATGACATTAAAATACCTTGAGGAAACTTTTGAGACCTAGGAACGGTTCTACCGGCCCCATAGCCTGCCAAGCTATCAGCAATACCATCGATGGCCCTAGAACCGATTGTAACACTAATGGGGTGGATCTCAGTGTTCTCGGGTGCTTGAATTACAGCTGGTAGGTTTGTAAAAGATAATGAAAATCTATTGGATCGTTGTAATCCATTGTGACGATCAAAAAAGTCTTTTATAAATGTTATTGAATTGTTAGCCATTTGCAAATAACTCTTTTTCTGTCAAAATTTGAAAAGTAATTTTGTGTTTGTCACAATATTGTTTTGCGGCATTCCATTTTGCGTTATTAATAATCCAAGTTACTTTTTCTTTTTTTGAAGCGTTTTCTTTTAGCAAAGTTTGTTTTTTTGGTTTAACTTCAACCATCCAAGTTTGCTCTCCATTTGTTCCGTTAAATTGAATTAAAAAATCTGGATAATAATTGTGAACTTTTTTATCAATTGGATTTGTGTAAGGGATAGCAATTTCTTCGGAAGACCACTTAAGTACATTTGGATGGTCATCGCAAAATTTACAAACATTTCTTTCCCACAAAGATCTGCATACAATTTTTGATGCATCTCCTGCATACTTTTTAGGATTTTTGGGGTTAAATATAGTGCGATAGGCCATCCCAATATTTAGATAAATTCTCTAAATATTCATATATGGCAACAGTTTTCTATTATCCTTCAGGAATACGGGCCGCAGAACAGCCACTTTGGTTGTCTTTTTATTCTGCTCCCTATTCATTAATAAATGATGAAAGAGGTAGAGCTGGTGTAATCAATCGCCATCAACTCCGCATTGATTTACCAATGCCAAGAGAACCGGGTTACTTGGTCTCTCACGAATTTGGTGAAAGCAATAACAATCCAGTTGGTCCAATGTTAACCGCAGCTGGAATTGCTAATGCCGGTGGTGGTGCTGGCGGAGCTATCAATGTTTTAAAACGTAAACTCCAACCTGCCACATATTATTGGGAACGTATGTTTGCTACCACCACTTACCGTCGATTCAGCAATATTGCAGAAGCTACGATGGTTTCAGAAGGAAGAAAAAAATACTTTTTTCAATACTTGTTTGTTCCTAAAAATAACGAAGAATCGGTTCAAGTTGAACAAATTGTTGGGTCGTTTAGAAAAGCATCTTATCCAGCGGTTGCAAGTGGTTTACCAGAAAGATCTTATCCACAAAATTTGTGGGCAATGGTTGTTTGGCCAGGAAACGCAACGGCCTTCGGTGGAGCACAAAACTTAACTGCCAATTGGTTGGGCGAACCTTTGGTGTGTGTTTTAGAAACAGTTAAAGTTCAAAAAAATGATGAAACCGATCCTGTAATTCGTCTTTTGCCAAATGGTGCACCATCACTAACTATGTTAGGTTTAGTATTCTCTGAATTTGAAACCGGAACATACGACCCACCATCCAATCAAATATTGTCCAAATCAGAGATTTCATCCAAATACTTTTAACAGCAGCTTAACCAATGAAATTTTTTAGTAATTTACCAAAAATAACATTTTCTTCAAGTATAGGTAATTTTACTATATCTAATTTTTTTACTTATTTAAATGTTGAAAATATTTTTTTAGATGTATCAGATATTGTTATTGACAATAAAAATACTTTAGTGGAAGCTGGTTATAATACATACACCGATCCAAATACAATTTGGTCTTTTTTAGCTGCTAATGATACTATAAATCCTTTTGATTTATTAGCTGAAAATACTGTTTTATTTGAAGAAGAAAATCAACAAAAAATTAACTTTCTTTTGTTCCCAACACAGGGTGCCACAACAGGGGGCACCGCATTTCCTATTGGAAGTATTGTCGTTCCCTATGTTGGAAACACTGGAGGAACGGCTGCATATGGATCTACTGGCAATTTTGATTTAAATGGTCCATTTACCAGAATACAAAATACTTTGTTTTATGATGGTAATATGACCTCTGGAAAACAGTTTGGTGGAACCGGGGCATTTATTACTACGGGAACAACATATGACCAAGTTGTTGTTTTTAATCAAAACTCTGATGGTTCTTATTCTTGGGGTGGAGTATTTTATACATCAAATAAAAAGGCTGCACCAGATGTAGTAGTTTATATTGAAGACGTTGAAGAAGGAAAAACTATTGTAAAGCAACAAAATTCTTCTAATATTACCGTTGATGAATTATTGGATACCGGCCCCACTTTGCTTTTTCAAAGTGCAGAAACTGTTACTGCAAAACAATTTGTTGATAATACTTCAAAGACTATTAAAGCCTATCCTACGAATACCTTGGGAACTCTGCGTTCCTCATTTATAACAGCTAAGTATAATTGATATGCCGAATATTGATAATAGATTTAATCCAGCTTATTCCACCATTCAAAAAATTCGTTTAAAGTCTTCAGTACTGGGTGAAGATACGGTATTGATTATAAATGAATTAAATACGGAAAATAATAAAGTTTGTAGATTTGAACGTATTGAAATGGTAGAAAATATCAATGATTTGTGCCCAAGCGGTGTAATTTTGGTTTCCGATTTAGCTGATGTTGTTTCTTATATTGCAAATAATAAACTTGACACGATAGAAATTGATTTGTTTGATGGTGGAGCAAATAAAACTTGGTTATTTGATATAACAAGCATATCATATTCTAACAACGCAGTTAGTGTTGGCGATGATACGTTGGTATCTATTCATTTTACAAATAAATGGTATAAAAAATTATCAACAGAATCTTTAAATAATCTTCTTGGCTTTTATTCTCCTCAAGTTTTTAAGGTTAATGAATTTATAGATGAAGTAAAAACAAACGTTTTTGGTGTTACTAATTTGGATGATTATACTGGTTATAGCGACACGGCCTCAAATTATTTTTTGTATAAACCATTCAATCCTTATGAGGAAGGTGAAGAGCACGTTTCTGATGATACATTTCAAATTCTTAATTATGTTGCGGCAAATGCAGTTGATGGAGATGGAGATCCTAATTTTTTCTTTTGGACGGGATTGGATGGAATTGTAAACTTCAAATCATTTAAACGTTACTTTGATAAAGAGCCTTCATTTGATACAATAGATGATGATTTTAGACGAATTGGTGTATTTGAAGGAGATTCGGTCATTCAAGCATTGTCTGATGGAAAATTTTATAGAAAAGCATATTTTTTAGCAACCAATCCGGGTTTGCAATGGATTTCAAAAAATTATTACTATATTCGTAAAACTCCAAAATATTTGGATGAACTTATCGGTTATTCTGGTGGTTCTGTTGTTAAACTAACTGGAACAATTGCCGAAAATCAAGCTATTAAAAATTTAGGTTTTCATTTTCAAGATGAAGGACAAAAATATAATATTGATGTAATTTCAATTAATGGAAGAGATGGTTTGACTGGCGCACCCAAAGGCGGTCAAGCCTTGGTACCACAAAATTGGGGCTACTATGAAAGATACCATCCAGCCAACCACAAATCTCAAACAACTTTATTAAGTAATCAGATTGGCGTGGACGCAAATTATAAACAAATGGTGTTGATGGGTTTAAGTGGTTTTATGCCATTTTCCGATAGTCCCGATATGTGGAAAAACATGTTTGATTTAACACCCATACACCCAAACTATCCAAATGAAAGTGAAGCAGAGGGTCAAATAGTTGGTAATAATACAAATCTTCAAAAAGTAATACGAGTTAGACGCAAAACATTTGATAATGTTGGAACTGTGGGTGCTTCTGCCGATAATTTAGAGTTGATTAGAAATATAGAACTTCAAAACTTTGTTTTATACTCTTTATGCTGTATGGGTAAAAAAGAAGATTGTTTCTTTGCAGCCTTGACTAGATATGAAGAAGATAATTCTATAACCCAAGATCAAACAACAGCCAACATTCCAAAAAAATATCGATATAAATGGAATAAACTACAATTTGGGGGAGCTACCGGAGCATCTGGTTATTGTGCGTGTGGCAATAGTGGTGCTTCTGGTACTACTGGTGCACACATTGTAGAAAATTGGTGTCTCGATCCGTATATCAGATCTGGTGAAACGCAAGACAGCAGTTGGGCCATTAATCTAAATGAACGTGGTTTAACTGCTTCACAATCATTACAGTATTTACCTCCCGGGTGGCTTCCAGTATCGACAACTTCAAGTTTTTATTATAGACCAATTGGTGCAAAGCAAAGTCCACCCGCAAAAGGATTGTCTGGAGAAAACATTTATCATATTGTAAGAATGTGCCGTGAACGAGTAGATGCAAATAATCTTGTAACATATTTTTGGGCAGAAAATGTCCTTGATGGAACTTGCTCTCAGGTGCAGGGGGGTTAATATATGGCTAGTAAAACAAATCAAATTGTTATTCACGGGTCAAATGACTCATATGACGCAATAACTCCCATAAGCAGTCGCCCAATATATGAATGTGCAAATGCCAAAATTACTAGAGGAGTAACATCAGCGCCGGCTAGCATAGAAGCATGTTTAGCGTCTTTTCCAGAAGTTAAAAAAATAGCTGATGCAATCGGATTTACAGCCTCCAATATTTGGTATGGTAATACAGCTTGCCCCGAAGGTATTTCGGGTGGAACTGGCCCATTTAATTTATTATTGGATACCAATTCTTTAGAATGTCAAAATATTGTAAAAGATCTTGGAACAGAATGGATGGGGTGTCTTTGGGGAACACCAAATGCAACTTATAGTTGTATTTGCCCAGAAGTAAAAAGCAAATATGAAGCCTATATTAAACTTCGCTTAAATGTGGCTTCCTTTTGGGCGACTCCCGTAGAAACTCCTGTAAAACGAGCAGAGTTTTTAGATGCGTTAAAATATTCTTCTAAAATTACAGCAACAATTGCTGGTGATTTTTCTCTAAAATTGGGGCAGTTAATCTATATTAAATTGACTGCAATGAATAAAACGGGCGTAGCAGAAACCGAATCATATATGACTGGTTATTATTATATTGTTGGTTTAAAACATGTAATAACCAATTCTGGAACACATGAAACTGCAGTGGCTTTATCAAATATTGCTCTGGTAGATTCGACACCAATAAATCCTACAGATCCAGAATCTAGATATCCATATTATTAATCTAAATATTTTTATGAGTAAAAAAGACTTTTCAATATTATTTGAAAAAGTTGCCACCACATCTGGTACAAAAGATATAGCCTTGGTCAAAGGTTATAATGCGTATGCCCAATATATTGAAAATATTCTTAAAACTCAAAAAGGTGAAATTATTTCAAATATGAGTCTCGGGTCTGATTACTATAATTACATTTTTGAAGGAACCGCCAACCGAGGAGCAATTGAAAGCTCTCTGGCGGCTTATATTTCTTCTGCAATCAAAAATATTTTTAATGTCCGCGTAACATTAAAAGTAGCTACCGAATCTTATTTTGAATTTTTAATCAACTATGATATTTCTGATGGGATTAATAAAATTTCAAATGCCAGCACTTTTATTGAAGTAGAGCTATAATGACATATCAACTTTCTAATTTAAACGTGGCCTCTTTAGATTTTGATGATATTAAAACATCATTGATTTCTTTTTTACGTTCACAACCAGATTTAGCAGATATTGATTTTGACAACGATGCTAGCGCAGCAAACTTGCTTATTAATATTTTAGCTACAGCAACGGCGTATAATGGGGTTTATGCACAATTTGGTTTTGTAAATTCTTTTGCAACAACAACCACACTTTTAAATAGCCTTTTGGGCATAGCTGCAAACAATTCTATTTTACTAGCACCTGTTCAGAGTGCCACTTCAACACGAACAATTACAGCTAGTGGGGCCACATTAGAGCCCTATACAACGTTTAGAGCCATCAACCCATCGGGGGCTCAAACTTACTTTTATAATGTTGAACAAGTTCCAAATAATACAAGTAAGTCTATTACATTATATGCTGGTTCAAATGCTGTTAGCTACACAAATTATGATTACACAACCCAGTCTTGCCAGCTTCCATATAATGTTGATCCGAGAACAATTACTTTTTATGAAAATGTGTCTGGTACAACATTGGTAAATCAGTGGACAAGAGTAGATAAAGGTACCACTTCGACCACTAATAATAATAAAACATTTACTGTAATTAACGGGCCGCAGGGTTACATTGTAACAAACAACTTTTTAACCTCACAGACTATTGCGACCTCCAGCACAGTTCTTATTCAAGCTGTGACTTCCAATGGCACTCTTGGAAATGAGGCTACAATAAGCCCAGCAACAAATACAATTTTTGCAACAAGCGAATCTCCGTTTGGTGGATATAATTTGATTTCGGTAACACAAGCCCGATATAAACTTTTATTTAATGCAACTGGTCAAGATCGTTGTGTAACAATAAACGATTATGTAAATGCAATTTTAAGTTCTGGTATTAGTGGAACCAGTGATATAACAAAAATTATAGTGCAAGCAGACTGCTGTATTCCAGGAAAAGTAAAAATATATGTTGATGGTTTGTCCAGCGCGGGACAAGCGCAATTGTTACTATACTTACAACCAAAAATTATAGTTGGCACTAATTTATCTTACGAACAATGATCACAGTATTCAACAATCAAAAAATTTCACTAGAAACCAAGATTAATTTATTGGTTGCGCGTGCTGCGGAATTAGCTGGCAGCGAATTTGAAAATCTTAATACAACCAAGTGGTTGGGTGATAATTTAACAGTTGAGTCTTTGTTTCAAGAATGGATAATTAAAGAATATAAAGCCAACACATCTAATGTAACTATTGTTCCAATTATTAAAAACTATTTAAGATGGCTTTTTAGTTTAGAATATGGCTATGGTGCCCAATTAAATTGGGAAAATATTCGTGTTCCTTTGTTTATGAACTCTTTGTTTTTGGAAGCTTTAGCCGATTTTTATTTTCCAAATGCAAACTTTTCTCAAGAACCATTAAAGTCTAAACTTCCAAATATTAGAAAGTTTGCCACCAAAGTAGATGATAATTATTTTAATGTAAAAGGGACCCCACAAGCCATTAAATACGTTATATGTGCCTTATTGGGATTTAATGTGACGGATGTATATGTTATTACAACTACATATGCAAATTTTCAAATTAGTGTTGCAAGCGCCCAGTTAAATAATTTAAAAACTTTTGATTCTTTCTTAAAAACTTATGTATATCCTGCCGGGTCTGTTGTAAATTATACAACTTTTTAATTATGATTAGTAAAATGATTATGTATGCTGCCTCCCTCGCATCCCGGGGGATTGGTAACAAGAAAACAGATATACCAACAAAGCAACTTAGAGTTTTATCTTGTTTTGGTGGTGTCTCAATTGAAAGTGCTTGTCCATTTTTAGCAAAATCTCAGCAGGATTCTACCAGACATTTTTGTACTAAATGTGGTTGTGGAGATAAACAAAGTACTTGGCTTATCCAAGAAGGAGACGAATATTCCAAGCTGGATTATCCCGTATTAAATTGTCCAATGAAAATGCCGGGATTTAGCAATTATGACCCAAATTTTTATACACAAGAAACTAAAGCAAGAAAACAGCAAATTGAAAATTTGAATCCAGAACAACTTTCAGTGATCCAAGTCACCATAGGTGCCAGTGAAACTAAAGAAAAGTTGATGGAAGAAATAAATAAGGTTATTGAAAATACATAAATATTTTCATGGCCACACTAACCTCACGCCAACAATTTATAGATTATACGTTTAGAAAACTGGGAGCCCCGGTTGTCCAAATTAACGTAGACCCCGAACAAGCCGAAGATCGTTTAGACGAGTCTTTGGAATATATGCATGAACGTCACTTTGATTTTAATGAAAGAGCACAATTTGTTGTTCCAATTACTCAAAACATATTAAACAACAAATATTTTGATGTGTCCACTTTTGGATATGCCGTTGGAGCGCAAGGCGTTACTTCAGCTTCTACTGGTTTAACTGCATACTGGCCAGCTGCCGCTGACATACGCACAATTACAAAAGTGTATCGTCCCAGCGATCAGGCTGGAGATTATATGTTTGATTTGCGTTATCAAATGACCTTATTTGATTTCTTTGGTCTGTATTTTAATCAAGGTGGCTTGTCTCAAGGACCCATGGCATCTTATATGGAAGCCATGCAATACATTTCGTTGATTAACGATGTATTTAATTATCCTTGCTCTTATACCTATACTAAATCTACAAATCGCTTATTTTTAGAACTTGAAACAAGTAAACTACAACTGGGAAATTATTTAATGGTTGAAGCTTATGTTCAAGTTAATCCGGATTATTATACAAGAGTTTGGGGAGACCGTATTTTTCAAAGACATTATGCAGCAGTATTAAAGAAGCAATGGGCACAAAATCTTCTTAAATTTTCTGGAATGCCTTTACCCGGTGGAGCACAGCTAAACGCCCCAGCAATGATGCAAGAGGCGGCACGGGAATTAGAAGCCATAGAAATATTATTAACCAAGACACAAGAACTTCCACCAGATCCGCTAATAGGCTAAAATGGCTACAAACCCTTATATTAACTTAACTTCTTATGGTCCAGAACAAAAACTGATCGAAGATATTACAGTTGAATTGATTCAAGGAGTTGGCCAAGATTGTTATTATGTTCCAAGAAAGTATTTTAATATAGACAAAATATTTGGAGAAGATCCAGCATCTTCTTTTGAAAAAGCCTATCAGGTTGAAATGTATATTCAATCATATAAAGGATTTGAAGGTACTGATGTAATTACACAATTTGGTTTAGAAATTAAAGACAAAATATCTTTGCTTCTTGCACGAAGAAGATTTAAGGAAGAAGTTACCGATTTAGATAGCACAATAATAAGACCCAGAGAAGGTGATTTAATTTACTTTCCCCTTTCAAAGTCTTTATTTGAGATTAACTTTGTTGAACACGAAAATCCAATGTATCCACTTGGAAAATTGTATTCGTATCAAATAACTGCAGAACTTTTCACCTACAGTTACGAAACAATTGCAACAAACAATACGGCAATCAATTCTCCTTACACAAGCACAACAGCAGGTCTTTCTGGGTCTACTATCATTCCATTGGCCAACAATCTTGGTACTACTTATGGAATTAATGATGTGTTACATACTGAAGGTAATTCTTATGGCTTTGATCCCAATGACCCCTTTAATGAAGGAGGATGCTCTGGGGGAGCATAACAATTATGTTTGGTTATTTTTACAATCAAAATTTACGTAAATTGGTGGTAGCCTTTGGTTCTCTATTTTCTAATATAGAGATTGCTCACAAAGATCCCAATACTGGAACAAATAAAAATATTCGGGTTCCAATTCACTATTCTCCCCAAGAAAAGTTTATTCAAAGACTTTTGCAGCCTTCTTCTATTACTACAGGAACTAGAGTTGAAATACAAGTTCCAATTATTAGCTTCAATATAAACAATATTATTGTTGATAATGGGAGAAAGTTTAATCGATTTGCAAGAAACGATAGCGTAGGTGCCGGCTGTCCAGATGGTTCTGCAATAGAATCACAAATTCCGGTAAACGTTTCATTTAATTTATTTGTCTATACAAGGCACACAGACGATATGTTACAAATTGTGGAACAAATTATGCCATACTTTGTTCCAGATCACACCATCACAATGGATTTAAACTCTGTACAGCAAAATGTAAATATTCCAATTATATTGGTTAATAATAATTTATCTGAAAGATATGATGGAGACTTTTCAAGTCGTAGATTAAATATTGCGTCGTTTCAATTTTTGGCTAAGTCTTGGATTTTTGGAAAAGTACAAAGCGCAACAGGAATTACAGGCTTTGTAAGTGGAGCAACAACAGGCATTGTTTTTGACTAATTATGAGTATTAATAAAAATTTAAGCAAACTCTTTAATGTTGGTGAGTTAAAAAACGAACCAACAAATAAAAATCTTGTTGGTGGTACTTTTGATTCAGAATCCTTTCAAAAAGATTATGAATTAGTAAGATCCAATTTAAAAGACTTAATAGGAAATGGAAACACAGCATTAGAATCTGCTTTAAAAGTAGCTACTGAATCCGATAGCCCAAGGGCTTATGAAGTTGTGGCTATTCTTTTAAAGACAATGGCCGATTTAAACAATAATGTTCTGGATGTTCATAAAAAAGCAAAAGATACAACGGCGGCACCAGCTACAAAAATCACACAAACAAACAATTCAGTATTTGTGGGATCAACCAAAGATTTACAAAATCTTTTAAATAAAGAAAGAAGCACCGAAAAAATTATCGATGCAGAGGTTGTGAATGATGAACCAAAACAAAAATAATCAGGGTTATCGGAATAATCCTAAACTTAAGCCCCCCGGCGTAGAGTTACAATATTCAAAAGAAGAGTTGAACGAGTACATTAAGTGTGCCAAGGATCCTGTTTATTTTTGTAGTAAATATGTAAAGGTAAAAACTCTTGATAAAGGTGTTATGCCATTTAAATTGTATGATTATCAAGAAACATTTGTTCGTAAAATTCATGAAAATAGATTTGTAATTTCTAAATGGCCCAGGCAATCGGGTAAATCTACCTCCGTAATTGGTTATATTTGTCATTATGTTACATTTAATCAAAGCGTAAATGTCGCCATTCTCGCAAATAAATTAAAAACCGCAAAGGATGAGTTGTTTGCAAAATTACAATTAGCTTATGAAAACTTACCACAATTTTTACAGCAGGGTGTTGTAGAGTGGAATAAAACAAGTTTTAAGCTAGAAAATGGTTCAAGAGTTGTCTGCGATGCAACATCTTCGTCTGCTATTCGTGGTGGTTCTTATAACCTTTTGCTATTGGATGAATATGCCTTCTTGCCATCTCATATAGCAGAAGAATTTTATTCGTCAACTTATCCCACCATTTCTGCTGGTACTACGACAAAACTTATTATTGTATCTACGCCAAATGGCATGAATCACTTTCATAAACTTTGGGTGGACGCAAATCGTCCTGCGGGCCACAAACTTAAAAATAAATTCGTCCCCGTGGAAGTAAGTTGGCGTGACGTACCAATTACACCAGGCGGTCCAAAACGAAATGATGAATGGGCAGCAGAACAAATCGCCAATACTAGCCCCGAACAATTTGAACAGGAATATGGTTGTAGTTTTTTGGGATCTTCAAATACATTAATTTCATCAACTAAATTAAATGTTTTGGCCCCAGAAGAACCAATTAGCGAAAATTCTGATGGTTACAGAGTTTATGAAACTCCACAAAAAGAAAAAACTTACTTTTTGCAGGCAGATGTATCTCGGGGGCAAGGGTCAGATTATTCGGCATTTACTATTATAGAAGCAAATAGTACTCCGTATAAAGTAGTAGCCACTTACAGAAATAATACAATTAGCCCTTTTAATTTTCCAACAGTAATATTAAATGCTGCCAAATCTTATAATAATGCCTATGTATTAATTGAAACAAATGATTTGGGTGGTCAAGTGTCAAACATTTTGCATGCAGACTTGGAATATGAAAATGTTCTTATGACAAAAGTTTTGGGTAGAAAGGGTCAAATTTTATCTCAAGGGTTTGGTGGTATAGGAAAAAATGAAATGGGTATACGCACTACTGCCCAAACTAAAAAAATTGGTTGTGCCATTTTAAAAAGACTAATAGAAGAAGACAAAATTCTTTTAAATGATGAGCGTATAATTGCCGAGTTAATGGCTTTCGTTTCTAGATCTAATACATATAAGGCAGAAGAAGGACAAACAGACGATTTGGTTATGAGTTTGGTGTTTTTTGCATGGTTAACGAGACAAGATTATTTTGCAGATCTTTTAGAGCAAGCAAAGTTTAATTATGAGGAAGCAATGAAGCCGGAAGATGATAATATTTTGTTTATTCCTAACCAAAAAAATGATGATGATGAAAATGAATTTGTTCAGGGTGGTGTTGTTTGGTATCCCACATAAATTACTAAATATTTAAACGGTAGAGGAATACTTAAATGGCCAACGACAAACTTAGCTCTTTTAATAGTAGCAATCAATTTTTTGTAGAAACCGCAATCAATCCTTTAATCTGCGGTGTTCTAATGGGCAACACCTACAATGCAGGTTTTACTTTTAATGGAGTTTGTGGTCCCACTATGGATCCGGGTGGTATTTTTGGTTGGCTAATTTATAGCAGAACATCCAGAACCAATCCAGTTGGAACTACCGCAGATTCTTACATTACATATACAAATTCCCAAGATTTGGTTTATGATTTAAATCAGTTGAGTGGGATAACAAATGCTCTATTGACCGGTTCTTCTGGTGGAAATACTCACGCATTTTTTACAAATAGAGGGACAGATCCGGCAAATTCAATTACAAATATCGGAACATTGAATAACGGTATTGATTTCTTATTTGCTCTTAATTATTTGGCATACGGTGGTAATTTAGTTATTGCACCAAAAACACAAGGGCTGGATCAATATATTGCCGACAGTGATACTTATTTTGATGCAGTTGTTGCAAGAGAAGCTGGTGCCTCATTATGCCAATGGTTGGAAACACAACCCTATACAATGGGAATTTTTCCAAGTATAGCAGTGGACGGTGTCACCGGACTTGGTATTACGATGGCAAATTACGCTTCGCTGTTCAGCAGTTCATCTTTGGTAACAGGAACAACCGTTGCAAATAGAATTTTTAATGTTCGTGGCATAAAAACTGTTGCAGATCTAGACACAACAACCCTATATCCAAACAGCCGTTTGACTTATGACTTGCCCGCATCAGTAGATGTAGCCGGTTTCTTTAACAGATCAAAAAATCAAAATAAGTTATATTTAACCGTGGCTGGTTTAGATTTATCTACCATTTTAAATGGAAAAATTTCAAACGGCTCTATTGATTGGTCCAACGCCATTAAAACAACACTAAGAACCAATAGGGTAAATTTCTTTGTAAATTATACTCAAAACAATTTCTTAGGATCTGATTTAACTGGTGCAACTGCAAATGCAACAATTTTATCAGAAAATAGAATCGGCCCGGCAAATCTTAAAGTTGCTTTAAATAAACTCTTAAATGATATTGGTTTGAAGTATTTGTACAAAATTAATAATGCTCAAACAAGAGCACAAATTACCGCAGAAATTCAAACTGGTTTAGATCCATTTGCTCCATTCATCGATACTACCAAGACACAAATTGTTTGCAACAATTCCAACAATACTGATAATGGTAGCTCTTTGACTATGCAAGTAGTAATTCAACCAATCCTTTCAATTGAATCCTTCGGAGTCACTGTAACACTCACACAATAATGGCAAGCAACAATTCCATAATCAATTTTAAAACTGGTTTTAATGGCGGTACTCGCGCCAATAGATTTCGCGTTTATCCAACATGGCCAAATTTAGGTTCATTGGTCCCAGAACAAGAAGAGGCATCTTTTAAAATTGTTTCAGCTTCATTGCCGGCAACTCAGATTAATACCATAGTCGTGCCATACCGAGGTCGCCAAATTACATTTCCCGGTGACAGAATGTATAGTACCTGGGCAATTGGAATATATGACGATGGAAACACCAAAACTCTTTGGAAAGGACTACATAAGTGGGCCGAAGAGATGGATGGTCACCTTACACACACCGTGGCTAATAATGATTATAGCTATAAAACATGGCAGACAACTTGGAGAGTCGAACAATTGAATCCAAACGGCGGTGTTTTAAAAACAATTTTTCTTGAAAAGTGTTGGCCATCTGTTATTGGTGAAATTAATCTAAACATGGCCGAAGTTGGATTTGTTGGCTTTAGTGCTACTTTAACCTTTGATTTTCTTAGAATTAAAGACAATTATAATTCATAATAAGGAAAATTATGCTTATAAATTTTAAAGAAAACTTCAATGGTGGTACAAGATCAAATAGATTTCGTATAACTGGTAATTTTCCTTTTGGTGGCCAATTTACAGATTATCATGTTAGGGCTACAACAATTCCCACAGTTTCTACTAAAAATTTAAGTTACGATTATTTTGGAAGAAAGTATTATTATCCGGGTGAAAAAGAATACGGAACTTGGTCTTTTCAATCATGGGATGATATTGATGATAATAATATGTGGGGAAAATTGCAGCGCTGGCAGGATAGAATAAACAATCACGATACAAATAAAACAACAGATCTAAAAACTCAAAATGTTTATAAAGCCTACGATTGGTTTGTTGATCATCTAGATTTAAATGATAGAAGAGAGCCATTAAAAAGATTTATTCTTCATGGTTGCTGGCCAGCAGCAATTCAGCCAGTTACTTTAAATATGGGCAGTCCAAACGTGTTAAATAGTTTTAACGTTATTATTGTTTTTGATTATCTTGAAATTTTAGGTGTGACCAGAAGGTGAAAAAAATGGAAGTAGATATTTTTGGATTTCAATTTGGAAAAAAACCTGCTACAAAAGTAGAAAAAGAATCGCAGTCAATTCAATCATTTACCGCTCCAGAAGTATATGACGGAACTGTAACTGTTGAAGCTGGTGGGTTTTTTGGTACGGTATTAGATTATGCAACAACAATGCGCGATGAACAGCAATCGGTCATCCAATACCGAAATATGTCTGTTTATCCAGAATTGGATAATGCCATTGATGAAATTGTAAACGCCGCTATTGTTCCCGGAACAGACGGAAAGCCAGTAAAACTTGATCTTTCAAATTGTCCAGTTTCAGACAATATAAAAAATAAAATTTATAAAGAATTTGAAACAGTTTTACATTTATTAGATTTTAATCATAAATCGTATGAAGTTTTTCGTAGATGGTACATAGATTCAAAAATTTATTATAACATCATAATAGACAAAGAACTTCCTATGGAAGGTATTCAGGAAATTATTCCAATTGATCCTTTAAAGATTAAAAAAGTTCGTAAACTTAAAAAAGAAATGGATAAAGGTACAAATGGTACCCCAGTCCAATTAGTTAAAGATATTGAAGAATTTTACGTTTATACAAATACCGATAAAGAATCATATATTATGACCGGTCCACAAGGATTGCATTTATCCTTGGACAGCGTAGTATACGTTCCTTCCGGTTTAATTGATTTGAATACCAAGAGAGTATTGGGTTACTTACACAAAGCAATTCGCCCATTGAATATGTTACGACAAATGGAAGATGCTTTGTTGGTTTACCGTATTGCCCGTGCTCCAGAGCGCCGTGTATTTTATGTCGATGTTGGACAACTTCCAAAACAAAAAGCAGAACAATACATGAGAGACATGATGAGTCGTTTCCGCACAAGACTCATCTATAATCAAGATACCGGTGAAATCAGAGATGAACGGAAGTTTATGTCTGTATTGGAAGATTACTGGTTGCCTCGCCGCGAAGGATCTCGGGGCACCGAAATCAGCACGCTTCCTGGTGCACAATCACTTTCACAAATTGAAGATGCCGAATACTTTAAGAAGAAACTATACGGTTCACTTAACGTTCCACTTAGCCGCCTAACACCGGAAAGCACCGGATTTAATATGGGTCGCTCAAGTGAAATTACTAGAGAAGAAATTAAGTTTTACAAATTTATTGAGCGTTTAAGATTCCAGTTTTCAAAACTTTTTATGGATACTTTAAGAGTTCAACTTCTTTTAAAGGGAGTTATGACAGATGAAGACTGGAGACAATTAAAGTCTGATATTAAGTTTGTCTTTAATACCGACAATTATTTTTGGGATTTAAAGGAAGCAGAAATTTTAGCAGAACGGTTAAAAATGCTTTCGTTTGTTGAACCTTATATTGGTAAATACTTCTCTACCGAATATGTAAAGAAAAATATTTTGAAATATTTACCAGAAGAATTGGTTGAACTTGAAAAACAAATGGCAACCGACAGACAACGAATTGCACAGGAACAAGCAGCAATGGCAGCACAACAAGCTGCGCAGGCAGGAACTGTAGAGGGATAAAATGCAAAATACCACACATTTATTGCTAAAGCATGGATTAAAATACTTGGTTTTAGAAAACCAAGATTTATTTAAGCAAAATATTACACAAGCCTTAGCAATAAAATTGCATGAAAGTTTTGGTGAAATTAAAAAAGATGTTTGCCAAAATTTGCTTCTTTCTACGGAAAATACCGAAGCTTCTGAAGATTTAAATGAATTTGTAAGTTTTATTGAAAAATTTACTCCAGGAACTTATAAATTTAAAAATGGTTCTAGTATAAATATTTCTGAATCTGATGTGAAATACTTAAAGTGTCTTTTTGAAAATCTAAGCCCCAAAAATAGAAGTAAAATGGTTTCAGAAATTTTAAATGATGGAGCAGCATTCAAACAACACGTAATGTTTTCACAGAAAGTAAAAAACCTATTATGAAAAATAACATCCGCCAAATGATCAAAAATGTAATTGAAGAAAATGCCGTAACCTTTAAGGAGCAAACTGGCAAAGTTCTTTATACTAAAGTTGGTCAAAAACTACAAGAACAATATAAGGCCGTAGCCAAACAAGTTTTTTCTAAGAAAGAACAAGAATGAAACTAATCACTGAACTTACTGAAGATATTAAGTACGTTAAAGAAAATGTTGGTAACGGTGAAAAGACCTACTTCATTGAGGGTGTTTTTATGCAATCAGGTGTAAAAAACCGCAATGGTCGTGTTTATCCACAAGGTACTCTTTTAAAAGAATGCAACAGATACATTAATGAATATGTTAACAAAGGTCGTGCTCTCGGTGAATTGAATCACCCAACTGGGCCAACCGTAAATCTGGATCGTGTATCTCACATTGTAAAAGAACTTCATGAAGATGGCCATAATGTTTATGGTAAAGCCAAAGTTCTTGACACCCCAATGGGTAGAATTGTTAAAAATCTTATTGAAGAGGGTGCTCAACTAGGCGTATCAACCCGTGGTATGGGTTCATTAAAATCGAAGGGTGGATATCAAGAAGTTCAAGAAGATTTTATGTTGGCTGCAATTGATATTGTTGCCGATCCTTCTGCACCAAATGCATTTGTAAATGGTATTATGGAAGGTCGTGAATGGATGTTTATCGATGGTATTTGGCAAGAAAGACAAGCAGCCGAAGCCAAAAAATTAATCCGCGAATCTTCCAAAAAAGACTTAAATAAAAATATTGTAAAGGTTTTCCAAGATTACTTTAAGAAACTAGGATGAGTAATATTCTTCCACAACATGCCACCAAATATTTGGTAGAGTCTTTAAATAAAAGAACTACTCAAAATATTAAATTGGAACTAGCTGAGGCGTTGGGTGCAACTAAAACCCCCAAAGCAGCAACAGGCAATAGAAGTTCTGAAAGTTCTAGTGGTGGGTATGGCGTAGGTGTTGGAGAACAAGAAACCGATACTTCTAAAAATTTTACAAACGTTTTATTTGGTTCTAAGGAAAAAGCAGTAGATCCATTAGTTGGTGCTGGATTGGCTTATGGTATTGGAAAAACAGCAACAATTGGAGCCGATATTTTAGATAAATTCGGAGTACAGTGGTTGGGTGACGTAGCACTTAAGGGGGCTGGTGTAAAACTTCCTAGCGGAAAGGGGCCTATTGGCGATATTGGTAGGGCTTTAGCCGGCAAAGCTTTGGTGGGTATTCCGGGTGCTGTTTCAAGTTTATTGCGGCAAGTTGGTGATATTAGTGGTGCTGGTTGGGCAGAAGCTCAATTGGGAAATATTGGCCGAAGTGAAATGCAATTAGCCGCACAGGGGGCCGGATCACCGTGGACTCCCTTTGTTTTACCTGGTCAAGCTAAAGGTAAACAGCAGGGGTATGACCCAAATAAAGAAGCTGACGAAGCGATGGCAGCTGCCGAAAGAGCAGAAAAAATTAAACGATATAGAAGGCGCGGATATAATATTCCATAATTTTGTAAACTTATAAATAATTAACAAGGATTCCTTTCACATGAAAAATAGAAAAAATACCCAAATTAACGAAGAACAAGTTGCCATGACCGGATACCCAATGTCCGCTGGCGGCTCTGATAGAGATATGTCTGGTCGTGGCTCAATGATTCCACAACCAGTAGTTACTGGCACTCCAGTCACAATGACTCCTCAAATTCCAACCACCATGGCCAAAAAAACAATGGCTCCAGTTGCAGCACCAGTTGCAACTTCAAAGGAATCAGAGGAAAATGAGGAGGCCGAGGAAATAGAAAACGAGTCTGAGTCCGAAGAAACCGAAGAGGCCATCGAAACTAACGAAGAGTTGAACGCCCAATTCCGCGATTCTTTGATTTCTCTTCTTGGTGAAGACGTTGATCCATCCGTTGTCACCAAACTTGAAGCTGTTTTTGAAGCTGCTGTAACAGATCGTGTTGAGCGCACTGTTGCTCAAATTGTTGAAAGTGTAGATGGCAACGTTAAAACTTATCTTGATGAAGTCACCGAATCTCTAGTAGAAAAGGTTGATGATTATCTTGATTATGTTGTTGAAGAATGGATGACCGAAAATGCAGTAGCTGTTGAGCAAGGTATCAAGACTCAAATTGCTGAAAACTTTATCAGTGGTCTAAAAAATCTCTTTGAAAATCACTACATTGATGTTCCAGCAGAGAAGTACAATGTTCTTGATGAACTCTATGCACAAAATCGTGAACTAGAGACCAAACTAAATGAATCCGTCAAGAATAACATGAATCTTAAGAAGGAAATTTCACTAACTGAATGCGCAGGCATATTTGTTGCTGAAACCCGCGATCTCGCTGATACTCAAGTAGCTAAACTTCAAGGTTTAATGGAAAACGTTTCCTTTGAAACCCCCGAAGAATATCGCGAAAAGCTCGTTGCTATTCGTGAAAATTACTTAACTCGCCCACGCCCAGCTGCCAAGGTAGCTGAGCCAGAACAAACTTTTGCTCCAGTAAAGCAAGTCCCCTCAACTCTTGTTGAGAGCTATGTTGGTGCACTAGGTAGACTTAATAAAAAAGTCTAATTTTAAATTTTACTAAATAATTTCAACTCACTAGGAGATAATAACTACAATGCAATTTCAAGAAAACACACCATATGATATTCTCACCGAGAAGTGGGACCCTGTCATTAATCACGAAGCTCTTCCCAAGATTCAAGACGATTACCGCAAGAAGGTAACCGCCGTTCTCTTGGAGAACCAAGAACAAGCTCTTCGCCAACAACACCTCATTGAGGATATGGGTGGCAATGCTAATCTTGGTGGTCCAGCAACTTCTACTGGATACAATAACGGTCAAGTTTCTGGTTACGACCCAGTTCTAATCAGCTTGATTCGTCGTTCTATGCCAAACCTAATGGCATATGATATCTGCGGCGTTCAACCAATGACCGCCCCAACCGGCCTTATCTTTGCTATGCGTGCCAACTACCAATACGGTGGTACAGGCTACACCTATGGCAATGCTGGTTATGTCGAAGCCATGTTCCAAGAGCCACAACCATCTTACGGTGGTTCTGGTTGGACTCTAAACGCAACCTTTGCTGCTTCTAAAGGTCTTTCCGCTGGTTGGAACTATGCTTCCGGTGTAACTTCAACCGCTGCACAACTTGCTGCTCTTCGTGGTATTCTAACCGCTGATGGTGAAGGTATCGGTAAGAGTGGTAATTATGCTAACTGGAATCAAATGGCCTTCTCAATCGACCGTGTTGCTGTCCAAGCTCGTACACGCGCTCTAAGCAGCAACTATACTGTCGAATTGGCTCAAGACCTCAAGGCTGTTCACGGTCTCGATGCTGAAGCCGAACTCGCAAATCTTCTCAGCACCGAAATTCTTGCTGAAATTAATCGCGAGATCGTCAAGACCATCTACTACGTTGCTAAGACAGGTACTCAACAACCTGATATTCAACAAAGGGGTGTTTACGATCTTGATATTGATTCTGATGGTCGTTGGTCTGCTGAACGCTTCCGTGGTCTCAGTTTCCAAATTGAGCGCGAATGCAATCAAATTGCCAAGGAAACCCGTCGTGGTAAGGGTAACTTCATTATCTGCGATAGCGATACCGCAGCTGCCCTCGCCATGTCTGGCTTCATGAGCCTCAGCCCAGCAATTGCTCCTCAACTAAACGTTGATGATACTCAAAGCACATTTGCTGGTATTTTGAGTGGTAAGATCCGCGTCTACATCGATCCATATAGCCCAGCAGGATTTAACTTCTTCGTTACTGGCTATAAGGGCGAATCGCCATATGACGCTGGTCTCTTCTACTGCCCATACGTTCCTCTCCAAATGGTTCGTGCAGTAGATCCAAATACTTTCCAACCACGTATTGCCTTCAAGACCCGTTATGGTGTAGTTGCTAACCCATTCGTTATCAACACCACCACCGGCCAACCAGATGGTGAAACTCTCACCGCCGGCTTGAACCACTATTACCGCTTAACTAGCGTTACCAACCTCCACGGTAACACTATCTAATAGGTAACTAGAAGAAAGTAAGTAATAACGAAGACCTCCCCAGAAATGGGGAGGTCTTTCTTTTTGGATAAATAATAGTATGAGTTGTATTCAAAACATCAACCCACTTTATAACAGTTATTTTACATTAATTTTTGGAAGAGGTACAGATCAATTTGAACTGACTTGCCAAAAAGCAAACTTACCTGGATGCACTGTACCAGATACAGCACAACCAACAATTTTTGGTACAACTGTACCAATTCCAACAATGCAGTTTAACTATGAAACTTTAAATGTAGAATTTATTGTTGATTCGGAATTAGAAAATTGGAAAAGTTTATATTCTTGGATGAGAAATATGGCAAATATTGAAACAGATGAAGAATATAATTTAACTTATCAAAGCTGGCACCACGAAGCAACTTTAACAATTTTTGATCCGGCCACCAAATGTTCAAATTTAGTAGTTACCTTTAAATACATTATTCCAACAAATTTGAGTGGTTTAATTTTTCAAAGTGATAGCGCAGATGCAATTTTACAAAAAGCTACCTGCCGTTTTAAATTTTCCTATTATACACTTTCTCCAGACGCTCCCAATAAATTAAAATCTTAAATATAATCTTCTGGGTTATCTGACCAGCTTTCAGCTGAATTGGGGTTTCCCTCTGGATTAAATGGTATTTCATTCGTTGTAGGTTTAACTCTGCTGCGTTTTTTCTTCTTGGGTGGGGTCTTGGGCTGTTCTTGAAGTGGTTCGCTTATAGAGGATTCTGGCAATAATGGAGGTAATTCTTCAGAATTTTCCTCCTCTAACATTTCTTCAAATGCCCCCTCTGCCTCAAAAGTTTCAATTAAATCATTTACAAAATTTACAAAATCTTCATTATTAAAAAGTTCATTTAATAATTGCAAGCCATGTTCTGGATTTAAAAATTCATCCCCATTTCCATTTGTTATTATGGAAGAAGGATCAGTTTTCATAGTAATAAAAAACATATCATACATTTTTTTTAGTTCCCCTATGGGGGAAGCAATGTACATAATACTATTTCTGTTTATTGTAATTTCAAAATTTTCAACATTAACAGCGTAATTAGTCAGTTTTACAAGTTCAACAATATTTCCATTTTCATCTTTACTGTAACCATTTTCAATTTTTGCTGGTAAGGTTAAAACTATTTTATCAACGGTTGCATCACGAATTATTCCTAATAACTCGTCACCATTAATAAGCTTTACGACTCTTACAATCCCATCGAAATGAGATGCGGGTACTAGGTCAGACATAGCAGCCCTCCTAATTTATTTATCTTTAGGGTGATCTGCAATACCTATAGAAATAATTTTATGATCAAACTTTTCTCTTGTGTATATTTTTACACGCTCTTCAAAATGTTTGAGTACATGATTTTTATGCGACTTCCAAGATAAGTCGTCAACAATATCATATACTTTGAGAGATTTTTTTCTATCAGATACTCTTAAACCTCTACCGATGCTCTGTAGCAATCTAATTACAGATTTAGTAGGAGAGGCAAAGATGATATTATCAAGATTAACAATGTTGATACCAGCACTAGTAGTGCCATAGCTAGCCACAAGGATGGCGTCTTTTTCTTTATCAATGACTCTGCGGATATATTCTCTTGCTTCTGCGTCTGTTTTGCCTGATATGAAATAAACTTTTCTATCGCCTGCAGCTGCTTCAATGAGAGACGCGAGGGGTCTTCCATGGATCTCGACATAGTTGAAGAGAATAAGGGTGTTACCTTTGGTTCGGAGGGCAAGTTCTTTGATAAATTGGTTTCTTTGCTCATGGGTTACCACCCATTTTATTTCATCTGCATAACGCTGTTTTTTGACTAGTTGTTTTTCTTCGTCCTTATATTTAAGGATTATACAATCTACATCAAGCTTTGCAAGCAATCCCTTATTCATTAAGTTTTTGGTTTGAATAAACTGAATTGCTGGACCAAGAATACCTTCAATACTAAGTCTGTGCGCTTGAGTTTGTTGAAGGGTTCCAGTTGTTCCTATTCTAAACCAAGCTTTAGAAAGTTTTTGACCAATAAAGTTTATAGATTCTGCTTTTGCTTGGTGGCATTCGTCAAAAAATATCGCATCAAATTGATCAAACCAAACTTTCGGTAATTTATAAATTGATTGCCAAGTAGATATTACTATCTGTTTATTTGTATCTTTTTCTTGGCCAGCCGATATTTTGTGAATGTATTTTTTACATGACCAGGATTTGTCTTGACTGGAATAATCAAAAAAATCGGCCTCCATCTGATTGACGAGGCCAACGGTCGGAACTAGAATTAAAATTTTGCGGTCTGTATTTAAAACCTTTTGCAGATATCGAACCAATACGTATATAATAAGACTTTTGCCTGAGCCAGTCGGTGATATTATTACTGATCGATGATTGTTCAATGCATGCAAGATAGCCTGTTGCTGGTGAGCATGCATACGTACAGCCTGCTTGCGGACGGAGACCTTCAGTGATTCGTAAAAATGAGCAAGTTGTTCCTCGGTAGCACATAGAGGATTTTTACTCTCTTTAATATTTAGTGAGTATCCACGATCTTTGGAAAACTTTTCAAGGTAAGTTTTTAAACCTCTTGGTAGGGTGGAAGACAAAATATCATATAACCGTATTTTACCATCCCATAACCTACGTTTAAACATAGGCATATACTGAGCCCCCGGAACCATAAATGAAAAATAGTCCCGCAGTTCTTGTTTTAGTCCTTTTTCTGTCTTTACATAATAACGGACTTCATCAATAGATTCAACATCAATATCCACATAATATTTAGACGATACCGTTCATCATTTTTTGCCAGTCAATTGCTGACTTGATGGTAAAATTCCTATTATTCAAAGCTTTTAAAAATTCTTCAACCATTTTAACTTTAACTTCTAGTACAGCAATTTTAGATTTCATCTTGATAAGTTTTTCATCACCTTCGATAAACTTTTCAACATCTGTTTTTAAAATATCAAGATCAAATGGCTCTTCGTTCCACGCCTCAAGTTCTTCTTTGGATGCCTTACCAGTTAAAATTTTCCATTTACGTAATTTTTGAATTGCATAATCATTTTGATTTTTAGTCAAAAGCAATTTAAAATCTGACAATAAATTGAGGTACTTTCCATGAATCTGTGGTATCTTTAAAGCTTCGTTTCCAAGTTCTGTAGAATCCACTTGAGAGTCTTTAGTTATATTGTTTTTTAGATCTTCTAAATCCATATTACCAGTGTACTTTGAAGGTAAATAAAGTCAACTAAATATCTTGACTATCTTATTCAATGTATTATATTATTTGTGAGGTTATATGATTATAGATCTTCGCGAAATACCAGTAGTCTGGATTAATTTAGATTCTGCAACAGAAAATGCTAAAGTTATGCAGGATCGTTTAAATCAACGTGGATTTAAAAATACTTACAGAAAATCTGCTAGAATTATTGTTGCTCCACCCGGAACAATTCCAAGCAATGCTCATTATGTTGGTTGTGCACAATCACATATTGATATTTTAGATGATTCAAATTATGGTACGCCTCTTTTAATTTTAGAAGATGATGCTGAATTTTCTGAAGCATTTAATCCTATAATTAATATTCCAGATAATGCAGATGGTATTTATTTAGGAGTTTCTACTGGAAATAGAGGATACAAAACAAAAAGATATAATCAAGATTACTTAAGAATTGGTGGTATTTTGGCCACACACGCAATTTTATATGTAAAACCAGATTTTAAAACTATAATGTCACAGGCCGCTAAACATTGCATATACGATTTACAACAACCATGGGATGTAGGTGCAGCTTCTGTGCAGTTTCATACTAAAGTTTATACTCCAAATAAGCCTTATTTTTATCAAGCAGATTCTCGACAATCTGCAAATAAATGGCAATTTTTTACTGATCAAGAATTGGAAGATAGAAATTCGGAATATTTATGATTACATTTAAATCTTTAGGCAATTATGGTAGATTTGGAAATCAAATGTTTCAATACGCTACGCTTTTTGCAATAGCCAAAAAAAGAAAATATCAATTTGGTGTACCGTATAAAAATCGCCACCAAAACGATTACACGGATTTTTGTTTACCAGATTGTTTTCCAAATTTAACAGCAAAAAATTCATCTGACGCAAATATTAAATTTGTAGCACAACAATTTATTTTTGAATACAATCCGGGTATTTTTGGTATTCTAGACGACACCGATATACGTGGTTATTTTCAAAGTGAAAAATATTTTGTTGATTACCGTGAACAACTTTTAAAAGAATATGAATTTAGTAAGCAAATAAAAGATAAAGCTTTAGATATAAGGTCACTGACACAAAAACAAGCTATATCGATTCACATTCGTTTGGGTGATTATGTCAACCAACAACAAAATCATCCTGTTTGTTCGATTGATTATTACGCTGAAGCATTGGAACAACTTCCAGATGACTTGCTGATTTATGTTTTTAGTGATGAAAATAAAAAAGCCGAACAAATTTTTAAATCATTGAATAAAAAAATAGTGTTCACAGAATCATCGGACAAATATGTTGATATGTGTACTATGGCATTATGTGATTATCATATCATAGCTAATAGTTCTTTTAGCTGGTGGGGGGCATGGTTGTCTAATTCCAAGAAAGTAATAGCCCCATCTAAATGGTTTGGTAATGCTGAACACATGCCAAAGAATTGGTCAGATGTTTATTGTGAAGGATGGGTTGTAATATGAATACAGAAAATGTTACAGCCATAATTCCAATAAGAATTGATTCACCAGAACGATTAAAAAATATTAATACAACAATTTCCTTTTTATTAAAATTTTATAACTGTAAAATTATAGTAAAAGAAGTTGATGCAAATCAAAAAGTTTTTTTAAAAAATAATCCAAGACTTACTTACATTTTTGAACAAACAAATGATTTATCTTATTTTCACAGAACCAAAATATTAAATGATATGTTATTTCTTGTTGAAACAAAATACACAATCAATTATGATTGTGATATATTGATTCCACAAGAAAATATGTACAAAACATTAAAAATGTTAGAAGAGGGATATGATTTTGTTTTTCCTTATGCAAAAGGAACTTTTTTAACATATTGGAATTTTAATGATCAGCAAATAGAAAAAATTTTATCTGACACCGATACATCTTGGTTGTCTTATTTGTTAAAAAAATACCCCATATCAACGATTCATCCAGGCTTAGAAGTATTTAAAAAATTAAATTTAGGCAAAATAATTACAGCTGGGGGAATTCAATTTATTAAAACAGATTCATATAAAAAAGCATTTGGAGAAAACGAATCTTTTATAGATTGGGGTCCAGAAGATCAGGAAAGGTTATATAGATTTTTTATTTTAGGATATAAGATAGGCTGGATTGATTTTAACTGTGTAATTCATATGAATCACCCAAAATCAGCAGCGACTGACGCCAATAATATGTACAATCAAAAAAACCACGAATTGTGGGATTACATTACAAGTACATTTAAAACTAAAGAACAGTTAACAGATTATTTAAAATTGTTACCTTATACAAATAGGTTTTTATGAAAAACACAAAGTATAAAATTATTTTTTGGGGTTATCCACTACACACCGACACATTAAGTTATGTGTGGCATGCTCTGAAGAGAGCATTTGAATATCTTGGTTATGAATGTTATTGGTTTGATGACAATACATGTCCAGATAACTTTAATTATGAAAACTGTGTGTTTGTTACTGAAGGTAAGGCATGCAATAAGATGCCTATCCTAAAGGACAATACTTATATTGTGCATTATCTACATCAACCAGAACGGTTTCTCGGTAATGTCAATAGATTGATAGACATGAGGTATATGATAGATCGCCATTTTGGTGATCCGTTGTATACATGGGAATTTGATAAAAACAATTGCATTAAATTAGATGACGGGATTTATTATGATAATAATGCAGTACCTTATGAAAAAATTTACATAGCTTGGGCTACAAATTTATTACCACATGAAATAAATTTTGAAAATCGTTTTATCGAAAGAAAACCAGTTTTTAATTTTATAGGATCCATAAGCCCGAGCCATCAATGGGGGCAGCATGATCAAATTCAAGAATTTATGGATGAATGTAGTAAAAACAACATTGTTTGTAACCATTACAATCCTTGGGTCAACCCACAAACGGAAGAAAATTTAATAAAATTAACACAGGAGTCTATTATTGCTCCAGACTTTCGTGGTCCAAAACATTTAGAAATAGGTCTTATGCCTTGTAGGTTATTTAAAAACATATCCTATGGCCAATTAGGATTAACAAATTCGCCAAGAGCACATTATTATTTAGAAGAGACCACCGTTTTTTCTAACTCACCGTCTGAAATATTTTATTTAGGGATGAATAATAAGACCAACTATGATTTGATAAAAAAACAAATGGAGTTAGTCAAAGCAAAACATACTTACATAAATAGAATACGTGGGCTGATTAAATTATTATAACAAAGTGAGTATTTAAATGTTTTATAGTGATGCAAAACAAGATGAATTTATAGCTAGATTATTAAATTTTTCTAAAAAAGGTTTTTATGTTGATATTGGAAGCTGTGGTGCGATAGAATCGAACAATACTTATTTTTTTGAAAGTTTAATGTGGAATGGAATATGCATAGAACTTGAAGCTAGGTATAACCATACTTATTCCGCTCGTAATTGCAAATATCTAAATGCAGACGCATTGAAGATAAATTATAAAAAATTATTTGAAGAAGTATCTGCTCCAGACAATATTGATTATTTGTCTTTAGACATTGACACACAGAGTGTTAATGTTTTAAAATTGTTACCCTTTGACACTTACATTTTTAAAATTATAACAATCGAACACGATGCATATCTATATGGTGACATCTATAAGTCAGAACAAACTAATATTTTGGCTTCTTTTGGATATATAAAACTGTTTGAAAATGTTTTTGTCCAACAAGTTGGTTTTAATAAATTAAATTGCCCCTTTGAAGACTGGTGGGTTCATCCTAGTTTTTTTGATTTAAACAAGTTAACTAATTTAAAATCCTGCAACGTATATCCATCCGAAATAATAGAAAAGTTAAAAAACTATGATTAAAAAATTTTTTGCTGAACACAATTTTGACGAATATATCAGAAATAAATTTTTTTCAGATTATTCAAAACCCGGGACAATAGTTGAAGTTGGCGCAGCTACTCCGGATTTTATTTCAATGTCCAGACATTTTAAATTAAATAACTGGCGGACAATCGTTGTGGAACCAAATCCCCATTTTGTTGAACTACACAAGCAATTAAATAATGAAATATATCCTTATGCTTGTTCATTTGAAAATAAAGATGATGTAGATTTTACATTAGTTCACGTCAATAATGGTCAAATTACAAATCATTCATTTTCTTCTTTTTATATAAAAGAAGAATATATTGCAAAAAATCACAACTGGCCCACTACATTACCAAAAACTACAATCAAAGTTAAACAGCGAACTTTAGATTTTATTTTACAAGAAGCAAACGTTAATGAAATTGACTTGCTTGTGGTTGATGTAGAGGGTTGGGAAATTGAAGTAATAAAAGGATTAACAAGAATAAAACCAAAACTTATAATATTGGAAAATATATTTAATAATATGGATTATAGAAGATATATGGTCTCCATTGGTTATAGTTTTTTAGAACATCGTTACAACGATGATGTATACACCTTAGTATCTTAAATATGAATAATTCATTAGTTATTGTGACGGGAATTTTAGGTCAAGATGGTCATTACTTAAATCATATTCTTTTAGAAAAAGGATTTGACATTATTGGTATTGACAAAGTTAAAAATCAAACACATAAAAATAAAAATTATAATTTATTATTTGAGAATCTTACAAATTTAAATGTAGTAAACAATATTGTAAAAAAGTATAAACCTTATGCGGTTTTTAATTTAGCAGGATTTTCAAATGTTTTTGACCCGTGGGCAGACCATGATACTGTAGTAGAATCAACGAGCAGAATTCCAGAAAATTTTATTAGTGCAATACGCCATCACTCCCCAGAAACAAGATTTTGTCAGGCATCATCTTGTTTAGTATTCGGAAATACTGACACGATAGTTCAAACAGAAAAAACCGCAAGAGCCCCATCATATCTTTATGGTGTATGTAAAAATTACATAGATACCCTAATACAAGAATCTAGAAAAGATTTAGGACTTCATTTTACTTCGGCTATATTTTATAATCACGAATCACCGTATAGAGGTGATCAATTTTTTACAAAAAAAATAATAAATTTTGCAAAAACTTACAATAAACAAAATATATTACAATTAAAAAATTTAAATGTTCAAAAAGATATTGGTTTTGCGGGCGAGTATATGGAAGCTATGTTTAAAATAGCAACATCGTCAAAACCTGATGACTATATTGTTTCCACAAATAAACTTGTAGATTTAAATTTTATTATTGATAAAATTTGTCAGCTATCTGGTCACAATCTTTGGGACAATATTACCGTAGATGATCGACATGGTAATAACAAAATATTATGTGGCGACAATTCTAAAATTAAAACAGAACTAAACTGGTCACCGAAATATGACTGGGAATCGACAATAGAATTAATTTGGAACAATATATAATTTGTTTTTGATAAAATACGTGGTATAATTTAAACTTAAGGAAAAATATGAATAAAGAATTTAATTTACTCAGTCTTGATAGTCTTTATGTATCTGATTTTTTAAATGACAACGAAAAGCCGAGAGGTGGAAAATACTCATTAGACATTGTGCTAGATACCACAATTAATGCACCACGTTTAAAAACAGTGGCACCATCGGGTGTAATGTATGGCAAGTATTGGTATCGTTCTGGTATCAATTCATCAATGAAAACCGAACTACAAAATATCGTAGAAACGATTAAATCACGATTTAAACTTGTAGAAAATGACATTTGGTTGGATATTGCGTGCAATGACGGCACGCTTCTTTCTTTTGTCCCAAAGACTTGCATTCGTGTTGGTATCGATCCAGCTGACAATTCTTATGTCCAAGAATCAAAGCAATTTGCCAATGCAATTGTTCAAGATTATTTTTCTTTAAATGCTTGGCAAAAAACTCCTTTTGCAAAGCAAAAGGCAAAAGTCATCACTTCTATCGCGGTTTTTTATGATTTAGATGACCCAATGTCATTTGTAAATGACATAAAAAACGTCTTAGCAAAAGATGGTTTGTGGGTGTTACAACTAAGTTATACCCCACTTATGTTAAAGCAACTTGCTTTTGACAATATTTGCCATGAACACGTTTACTATTATTCAGTAGAAAATTTAAAAATTTTGTTTGAAAAATGTGGAATGAAAATAGTAGACGTTGAATTAAATGATGTCAACGGAGGTTCATTTCGTGTCTTTGTTATGAACAAGGAAGGAAATAAATCAAAGTACGGGACAGCTCCTCTAAGAGACGTTGCTTCATATAGAATTGATTCACTTCTTCAATACGAAAAAACTTTAAATCTTTCTTCTATTAAAACATGGAATGATTTTAAACAAAAAATCGATAATTTAAAAGATGAAGTAGTATCCTTTATCAAGGAAGCCAAAAAAAATGGCAAAACTGTTTGGGGATATGGCGCTTCTACCAAAGGAAACACATTATTGCAGTATTTTGGTTTAGATCATACTATGATTGATGCCATAGCCGAAAGAAGTCCCTATAAGTGGGGATTGAAGACCGTAGGAACAGGAATTCCAATCAAATCTGAGGCAGATATGCGTCAAGCACACCCAGATTATCTACTTGTACTACCGTGGCACTTTATATCTGAATTTATTGAAAGAGAAAAAGACTACTTGGGCAAAGGTGGAAAGTTTATTGTTCCATGCCCTTCATTTAAAGTTATTGGACTATAATTATGACACAAAAAATTGCTTTAATTGCTGGTGTAAACGGACAAGACGGTTCCTATTTGAGCAAATTGCTTCTTGATAAGGGATATAGGGTTATCGGTTTGAAGAGAAGAACAAGCTCAATAACAACAGATCGCATAGATGATATTATTTCTAATCCAAATTTTGTATTAAGATACTATGATCTTTTGGATGCGGCTTCTGCTTATAGTTTAATCTCTGAGTACAAACCAGATGAAGTATATAATCTAGCAGCACAGTCTCACGTAAAAGTATCTTATGAGTTACCTCACTATACAGTGGATACTATTGTGACTGGTACTTTAAACCTTTTAGAGGCTATCAAATTACTAAAACCAAATACAAAATTTTATCAGGCATCTTCCTCCGAAATGTTTGGAGACAACCCAGTTATTCCTGACAAGGGATATAATGAAGATTCACAGTTGATACCAGTATCGCCTTATGCAGCAGCTAAGGTGTGTGCCCATCATCTTGTTCAAATTTATAGAAAATCATATAATTTACATGCATCATGTGGAATTCTTTTTAATCATGAATCACCTTATAGGGGTGAAACATTTGTAACTAAAAAAATTACCATGGCTGCCGCCAAGATAAAGCTAGGAATGCAAAAAAAACTTTATCTAGGAAATCTCTATAGCAAAAGAGATTGGGGGTTTACTGGTGACTACGTAAAAGCAATGTGGCTAATGCTACAGCAAGAAATTCCAGACGATTATGTTATAGCCTCTGGGACAACCCACACGATTGAAGAATTTTTAGTTCAAGTTTTTGATTATGCCGAGTTGGGCGATTATAAACAGTTTGTAGAAATTGATTTAAAATTATTTAGACCTTCGGAAGTGCCCTACCTATTGGGCGATTCAACAAAGGCTAAAACCAAATTAAACTGGAACACCGATACGAATATGATTAAACTTGCACATATGATGTATGACTTTGATTATAAAAGTTTTAGTCTTAAACAATGAAAATTGCACTTATTGGCCCCGGAATAATGGAAATACCTCCCCCTAAATGGGGAGCTGTAGAAATGGTTATATGGGATAACTACAATATTTTAATGGAAGCTGGGTATCAAGTAGACATTATAAATACACCAAACCATCAAGCCATTGTAGATACGGTAAATAGAAATAACTATGATGTAATTCATTTACATTATGATGTTTTTTCTTATTTGATACCGTATTTTAAAGCTAAAGTAAAAATTTTGTCAAGCCATTATCCTTTTATAGAAAAAAAGGAGCAATACCCCGCAGATGGTTATGATAAAATCGTAAATCATATTATCAACAATAAAGATTTTTATATTTTTGCTTCGTCACAAAAAGACATAAACACATTTGTTTCGTATGGTGCAAATGAAGAAAAAACTTTTTTGTGTCGTTTAGGTGTAAAGCATGATTCTTATGATTACAATTTTAATGCTTTATATGATAAAACTCTTTGTTTTTCTCAGATTGTAGATAGAAAAAGACAGTTTAAAATTCAAGATATAAATGGTATTGATTTTGTTGGGCGATTAGATGATTCAAAATTTGTAAATAAAAAAACTTATTTGGGTGAATTCGACAGAACCATTTTAAACAAAGAAATAACCAAATATACAAATTTTATTTTGTTAAGTAAAACAGAAAATACAACGCCTTTAGTTGTGAAAGAAGCGCTAATATGTGGACTTGGTTTAGTAGTTACTGAACCAGTTGCATACGAGCTCGATTTATCCAAACCATTTATCTCAATAATACCAGAAGATAAAATTGATGATAAACAATATATTGCAAATACTGTAAATCAAAATAAAAACATCTCTATGAACATGAGAGATGAGATAAGAAATTATGGTATTACAAAGTTTGACATAAAAAATATTTTATTAAATGAATATATTCCAAAAATAAAAAAGTTAATGGAGACAGCTAAATGAAATGCAAATATACATTTTTTTATGTAGTTGGGGGAAAAGATTTATATTATGAACAACTTCAAACATCAATAAAAAGTTTGCAAAGAATTAATTCACCATTTAAAATTAAAATTTTAGATATTGGTAAAAAACTCAAGTCAGAAAACAACATGGAAGTTATACACACCGATGTCGATATAAAAGATAAACACGTGTTTTGGCAATACAAATATAACATATGCCAAACATTAGATACTGACCATGGTATCTATCTTGATTGTGATACTGTTGTGTGTTATAATATGTTGGAAAATTTATTCAACAAAATAGGTTCTTCTTTTGGAGCAATTCCACATTTTTATGTTAAAAATTTTGAAAACTATTTAAATATTTTTAATACAACAAAAACAAAAGAGTATTGCGAGCAACACAACCTATCTAAGGAACATGTCTTTAATACTGCTGGTGTTTTTTTATTTTCAAATAATAAAGCCTGCAAAAATATTTTAAAAGAAACGTTTGATTTGCACAACACAGTTTATTCTGAAAAAACATCATACCAAGAAGGTTTATATGATGAAACCTTTTTGTCTACAGTTTTAAAAAATTACCACTATACCAAATTGAATGGATCTGCAAACCATTGTTCTGCCAATCTGATGCCTATTGAAATTCAAAATAATATATTGGTTGGAAAAAATCCATTTGATGATAATTACGAGCCAATTTTTGTTTTACACGGTTCTTCTAAAAGACAAAAAGAGGCTCAAGATTTTACTGGAAATATAAAAGAAAAAATTATAGAGTTTTGGAGTTAATATGAAAATTGCAATTGTTGGTCCTGGCTTAATGGAAATACCCCCTAAAAATTGGGGGGCGGTAGAATCATTAATATGGGATTATTATGAATATTTAAAACAAAAAAATGTTTTGGTAGATATCATAAATCATCCAAACATGAATGAAGTCGCCAATCATCTCAATAATACAGAATATGATTTCATTCATGTTCAATATGACGATCATGCTGGACCTTTAAGCCATCTATTAAAAAAGCCTTTTTGTACAACAATGCATTATGGTTATATAAAAGAACACTATCCAACCTATGGAGGTTGGAAACCAATTTTTGATGGTATTTTAAAAAGTCCGGGAATTTTTTCTTTATCACCAGAAATTACTAAATTAGTAAAAAGCTCTGGCTATTCTAGTTTTATTAGAACGTTGCGTAATGGAGCTAGAACTAAAGATTTTGCGTTTAAACACGAAGGAACAAAGAGCGCAGTCTGCCTTGGAAAAATTGAAAACAGAAAACAACAAAGTTTTTTAGCAAGTAGATGTAAAAATAAATGTAACATAGATTTTGTGGGACCGATTGTAGACTCTTCCTTTAAAGAAAACAATACCTGCAAATATGGTGGTGTATGGAGCAAGCCAGATCTGTATCAAAAGATGACAGATTATAAATGTTTGGTTTTACTCAGTGATGGTGAAGCTGCACCTCTGGTTGTACCCGAAGCCCTTTCAGCTGGTTTAAGCATAGTTGTTTCGAAAACAGCAGCAGCTAATTTAGACACCTCCCTCCCCTTTATACATGTTATCGATAACCCGAAGCAAGAAAACATTGAACATATTATAAATGAAACTATAGAAAACAACTCTAAATATAGAAAACAAATAAGGCAGTATGCACTTGATGTTTTTGATTGGAATGTAGTGTGTAACGATTATATCAAATATGTGAAAGAATTTATAAATGAAACTAGCCTTTGCCACAATAGCAACTAACAAGTACGCAGCGTATGCAAAAAATTTAATTGAAACAATAGATCGGTATGCGTTTACAGGATCTAATGTTGAAGTTTGTGTAGTTATTTATACAAACAATGAAAAAAATTTTTTAAATTATACGCCAACAAACATAAAAATAAAAACGGTAAATATAACACATGTTCCGTTTCCTTTGATTTCTTTATTAAGGTATCACTACTACACCTCCGATGATTCTTTAAAAAATTATGATTATGTTTATCACATTGATTGTGATATGTTGTTGCAAGACAATGTTGGTGAAGAAATTGTTGGAGATCGAGTTTGTGTGGAACACCCGGGTTTTTTCCAACAATTTAATAATTTAAATTTTCCATATGATAGAAATCCTGTTGCAAATGCCTATGTTAAAATGGGTTTAGGTACAAAGTATTATCAAAATTGTTTGCAGGGTGGTTCTGTTAATGAATTTTTTAACATGAGCGTAGAACTGCGAAATCGAATAGAAGAAGATTTAAGAAAAAACTATATTGCGCTGTGGCACGATGAGAGTTATATGAATAAGTATATGGTGGACAATCCTCCAACCTTAATTTTGCCAACAACATATGCTCAACCACAAGGCTGGCCATCATACGGGCCAACTAAAATTTTACATGTAGACAAAAATCATTTAGAGGTTAGAAAAACAAAATGAATTATTTAATAACAGGTGGTGCCGGATTTATTGGATCAAATTTGGTCAATAAGTTGGTTGATGATGGACACATCGTGTCTGTCATAGACAATCTTTCTTCTGACGCACACGACTCATTTTATTTCAATAACAGTGCATCATATTATCTTTACGATGTAAATGATCATGTAATGTGTTCTGATGTCTTTAACAGACATAATCCCGATTACGTCCTTCATCTCGCAGCTGAAGCAAGAATACAAAACTGTGTTGAAGACCCCACAAAGGCATACGAAACAAATCTAATTGGAACATTAAATATTTTGTCTTTGTGTAAAAAATATAATGTTAAAAGACTTGTTTTGTCTACAACATCGGCAATATATGGATTAAAAAATACGGGCCCTTTAAACGAGGATATGCCCCCAGATTGTTTAAATGCATACTCACTGAGTAAGTACAATGCCGAACAAGCATGTAAACTTTATAGTTCTATGTATGGAGTAGATACTGTTGGATTGCGATATTTTAATGTCTATGGTCCAAACCAACCAAAAAAAGGACCTTATGCTCCAGTAATAGGGGTATTTACCAGACAAAAAAAAGCGAATCAAAACCTAACGGTTGTAGGTGATGGTGAACAAACTAGAGATTATGTCCACGTGTCTGATGTAGTCAAAGCTAATTTGTTGGCCGCAACACATAAAAAAAATTTATTTGGTGAAATTTTTAACGTTGGAACTGGTAAAAATTATTCTGTAAATTGGATTGCATCAAAAATAGAGCCAAATTCAACCAAAATTACTCGCATACCACCAAGACAGGGCGAAGCGCGGGATACAATAGCAAATACCTCCAAGATTGAAAATATTTTAGGCTGGAAAGCAGATATCTCATTAGAAAACTGCATTTAAGCTACTTGACAATATCTTTTTATTAGATTATAATAGCATTGTGAAAAAACCAAAGAAAAAGAAAAAGCCATCTGATGCAGATTATGTAAGTAATCAAGAGCTTTATGATGCTTTAGTAGAATATCGTAAAAAATGTGACGAAGCTGAAAATGCTGGGCGCAAACAACCAAAGTTACCAGATTTTATAGGCGAATGCATTTTAAAAATAGCAAGCAGGCTTTCATATAGACCCAACTTTGCCAATTATCCCTATAGAGAAGAAATGGTGTCAGATGCCGTTTTAAATTGCATAACATATATTGATAACTTTGATCCCAGCAAGTCTACAAGCCCATTTGGGTACTTAACGCAGATTTGCTGGTTTTCTTTTGTACGTATAATAAACAGAGAAAAGAAAGAAAAGTATACACAATATAGATTTGCAGAACAGCAAAATGATAAAGACTTTCATAATTGGTTTAATGAAACATATGCGGGCATTGATACAGGTAGACGAGATTTTTTTGGTTTAACAGATTCAGATATGGAAAGATTTGATACTCTGTTTAGCCCAAAGCCTAAAATTAAAGGCAAAAAGAAAAAGAAGAAAACTCGCAAAGACGTATTAGATATATGAAAGCAGTAATTTTAAACGATACCCACTTTGGGTATAAAGCCGATTCTCCAATTGTATTGGAATATTTTTTATCGTTTTTTGAAGATCAGTTATTTCCATACTTACAAAAAAACGATATCAAAACTATATTTCATTTAGGAGATATTTTTGATCGTAGAAAATACATAAACTTTAAAACTCTTTCCCAAGTACGTAAGAGATTTTTTGAGCCATTGCGAGATATGAATATTAAGTGTATTGCTATTTGTGGAAATCACGATACATATTACAAAAACAATAATAAGGTAAACTCATTAGATGAATTGGTCTCACAATACTCTAATTGGGAAATTTATTCAGAACCCACAGAAATCAAATTAAAAGACTGCTGTGTTGCTCTCGTTCCTTGGATTAATCCAGAAAATGAAGAAACCACGGCAAAATTTATATCAGAAACAACTTGCTCTTTACTTTTGGGGCATTTAGAATTATACGGCTTTCAAAGTATTAGAGGAATATTTGTGGAGCAGGGATATGAACCAAAACACTTTGATAAATTTGAATATGTTCTTACTGGGCATTATCACATCAAGTCTAGTCGCGATAATATACATTACCTGGGAACGCAGTATGAGATGGCTTTCTCGGATGTCGAGGAAGAGAAGGGATTTCATGTATTCGACTTCAGTGAACGTACATTATCGTTTGTTACAAATACAAAAAAGCTTTTCTACACGTTTGATTATAACGAAGACGACCCGCAATCCTTGGATTATACAGCATTTAAAGACTGTTATGTTAAAATATTTGTCAAGAAGCGTACTAAGGCTGCAGCTTTTGAAAAGTACCTTGACAAATTTTATGAAGCGGGAGTGGCAGAGTTGGCAGTAACAGAAGAAGTAAATACAAATCCAGAACTAATCGCAGTCGATGTGCATAAAGATACACTTCAACTTTTACATGAAGAGTTGAGTCTAATTGAGGACAAGTCAATTAACAAAAATAAACTTGCCAAGATAGTGGATGAAGCGTATAATATGGCATTATCCAAGGATGAAGAGTGATTGAATTTTTATCTGTTCGTTTTAAAAACTTTGGTTCATTCGGGGCTAACTTTTCTGAAATTAATTTAAATAGCCGTAATACCACATTAGTGACTGGTACAAATGGCCACGGAAAGTCCTTTGCTTTATTGGACTCTTTGTGCTTTGGATTGTTTGGAAAGCCCTTTAGGCCCATTAACATACCTCAATTAGTAAATACTGTAAATGGTAAGAACTGTGTCGTTGAAATAGAGTTTAATAAGGGTAATAGTCATTATTTAATTCGTCGTGGTTTATCCCCAAAAATTTTTGAAATTTATAAGGATAAAGAACTTATAGATCAAAATGCCAAATCCAAAGATTATCAAGAAATGTTTGAAGAACAAATTCTTGGATTTGATTATTCTGCATTCAAACAAGTAGTCATTCTTGGTAAGTCTAACTTTATACCTTTCATGCAGCTAACGCCTGCAGAGCGCAGAAAGATTATTGAAGGTTTACTGGAATTAGATATTCTTGCTGATATGAATGTCTATGTTAGAGGACAACTAGGTTCTTTAAAAGTTTCTATTGCAGAGCATGACAGTTTACTTAAAATTGCACATGAAAAAATAAAGTCTCAAAAAGAATTTATTGATCAGGTAAAAACAAGTAATGCTGATGATATTAAACTTTTAGAAGATAGAATTAAAGAATATCGCGACCAAATAAAAGAAGACACCAAACAAAAAACCATTTTACTAAGTAAGCATACCGCTTTACAAGATACTGCAAAAAGTATTAAGAAAAAAATTGACGCTTTAAAAGATGTTCCTGGTATGTTATTAAAAGCAGAAACACTTAAAGAAACAATCTTAGATGAGATTAAAACTTTAGAGCAAAATGCTATATGCAAGTGCTGTGGCCAATCTTTACCAGAAGAACAAAGAAAAAAACATATAGCAGAAAAAAGAGAAAAAGCAGAAAACTGCTTTGAGGCTTTAAAGGTTGCTACAAGAAAAACTAAAGAACTGGATGAATTAAACAAATCTTATAATGAACTTTTGCCAGAAATAGAAACTTTGGCAAATGATATAAATGGTTACAGTTATAGAATTGGCAATAGTGAATCCAATATAAAAGTTTTGGAAAAAGATAAAAAGGATAAAGAAGCAGCAAACAACCTGACTAATTTACTAGTCAGTTTGAAAGATTCCGAGGATAAAAAGAATGAACTTGCACAAAAATTGGAAGGCTATATTCAAGAACAAATTCATCATGATGTTGTATATGATATTCTCAAAGATAGTGGACTTAAGAGCAGGATTATTAAACACTATGTTCCCATCATCAATGGACTCGTCAACAAGTTCCTCGGAAAACTTAATCTCTATGTTGACTTCACCATCGATGAGGAGTTCAAGGAAACAATCAAGTCACGATACAGAGATGCATTCTCATATTCCTCTTTCTCTGAGGGAGAGAAACAACGCATCGACCTTGCCATACTGTTAACTTGGCGAGAAATTGCAAAGATGAAAAACAGTTTAAACTGCAATCTTTTAATTTTTGATGAAATTTTAGATTCATCTTTGGATGCTGCTGGTACAGAGGCTTTCTTAAAAATTCTTAATAAAATGAAAAATAAGTGTTCTATTTTCATCATTAGCCACAAAGCAGATCAACTTATTGATAAATTTGATCAATCATTGCAGTTTGAAAAGAAAAATAATTTTTCTAAGATTAAAACACAGATATAAATATATTGGACAAACAGTTTTTTGGAGATATAATAGCAACATGAATAATGAGAGTTTTGAGAAGTTTACCAATCGCCGTAAGAACAAGCAATCTAACTTCGGAAAAAAGCAACAGAATAGAAATAAGCGTGGTAACAGACACGCACAAAAGCAGCAACTAAACGACTCTGTATATCGTAAAGATTTTGATTAATTTATATAAGGATTTATATGACAACTGTGACTAAAATGCGTTTATCTAAAGAAACCTATACCATTCTTAAAAATTTTGCTTCTATTAATTCGAATATTTATATTCGTCCGGGAAATACTCTCAAGACAATGTCTTTGGGAAAGAATATGTTTGTTCAAGCCAAAGTTGCAGAAGAATTTGATGTTGATGTGCTTATTTGGGATCTAAATCAGTTTCTAGGAATTGTAAGCATGTTTGGCAACCCGGACCTAGAGTTCCATGATAAGTATGTAATTATATCTAATGGCCGTTCTAGTGTTACATACTATTACGCAGAGGAGTCAACACTTACTTATCCATCAAAAGATGTAAAACTTCCTCCAGTAACTACAAGTTTTGATCTTGATGAACACGATTTAGCAGAAATACTAAAAGCCTCTAGTATTCTTCAGGTTAACAAGCTTAGGATTGTTTGCGGTGATGGTGTAATTAAGGTAGTTGTTGATGATGATTCAAAGGCTATTAAAAATAATTTTGAAATTGTTATCTCTGAAAACTACAGTGGTGGAGAGTTTGATGGAGTTATTGATGTTTCTGAGATCAAGTTTATTCCAGGATCATATGCGGTTCATCTAACAGACTCATATATCTCTAAGTTTACACACAAGTCTCTAGATCTTTCATATTATTTGGCTATTAAAAAGGACTGATTGTGTCTGATATAAATAACCTTCTTTGGGTAGAAAAATATCGCCCAAAGACTCTATCTGATTGCATTCTACCTATTGACCTTAATACTGTTTTGAATGGTATGGTTAAAGAAGGTAGTATACCAAATATGATGCTTTATGGTAAAGCTGGTACGGGCAAAACTACAGTTGCACGTGCAATTGCGCATGATATTGATGCAGATAGCATTATAATTAACTGCTCAGAAGAAAACGGAATTGACACACTAAGAACAAAAATTCGTAGTTATTGTTCTACCGTTTCTCTTAATGGTGGTCTTAAGGTTGTAATACTTGATGAGTTTGATTATGCTAATGCGCAGTCAATACAGCCAGCATTGCGCGGAGCAATAGAAGAGTTTGCTAAAAATTGCAGATTTATCATGACCTGCAATTATAAAAGTCGTATTATTGACCCCCTGCACTCTCGGTGTACGGGTCTTGATTTTACAATTCCTAGTTCAGAAAAAGCTCAAATTGCTACAAATATTCTTAAGCGTATTGAGCATATCTTAACTGCAGAAAACATTCCTTATGAAAAGCCTGTACTCGTAAACCTTATTAAAAAACACTTTCCTGATATTCGTAGAATTATCAATGAACTTCAGAGATATGCTGCCTCTGGTAGGATTGATGTTGGAATTCTTGCGCAAGGAAGCACAGAGTCTTATAAAGAACTTATTGGCTACATGAAGCAAAAAGACTTTGCTGCTTGCAGAAAATGGGTTGTTCAAAATTTAGATTTAAACACGGCTGACTTTTTTAAGAGGCTTTATAATGAGCTCTACACGGCTTTAAAGCACAATTCTATTCCGCAGGCAATTCTCATCATTGCAAACTACCAATATAAGTCAGCATTTGCAGCAGACCAAGAAATTAATACTATGGCATTAATTGTTGAAATTATGATGGAATGTGAGTTTAACTAATGGAATTGAAGGACTATTTATCCAGCATAAACCACACCAAAACACCTATTATGGATACCGACGAACTTGCTATAAAGTCTTATCCATCGTATGTTGTAAATAAATGCATGTCTTATTTTTCGGATACTATTTTTTATGCAAATGAAATGAACTGTGCTCCATGGTTAAATTCCAAAAGCCAGTTTGATTTTTATCGACTTGGAATCCGCAAAAAGAAGCGATTTTCTCCTTGGCTTCGTAAAGAAACTGAAGAAAATATAAACTTAATAAAACAAGCTTTTGGCTATACAGATCAGAAAGCAAGGGAAGTGCTAAATATATTGGGTTCAGAAGACCTTCAAAAGATTAAAAAATCTTTGGACACAGGTGGAACTCGATAATTTAAGGAATGTGATATGTCTGATCTATCTAAGAATGTATTTAAAGGTGTAGGAGTACAAGTAAAACTTTTTGATGAAGAAGACTTCATGGTAGTACGCGAAACTTTATCGCGAATTGGAGTCTCGCCAAAAGGTAAAAAGGTTTTATACCAATCGTGTCATTTAGTACACAAAGATGGTGTTTACGCTATTGCCCATTTTAAAGAATTATTTGCTTTGGATGATCTTCCTGCAAATGTCTCGGAAGAAGATATTCAACGTAGAAATGCTATTATAAAACTTTTAGAGGAATGGGAATTAATTGAAGTTGTAAATAAGGATAGCATAAAAAATGCTATGCCTATAAGTGGTTTAAAAATTATTAAACACAGTGAAAAAAACAATTGGGAACTTGTACCAAAATTTAATACTGGTTCTCTTCGTAAATTTTTTAATTCATAAGGATGCACATGTATAATTTAACTCTTGCAATGATCGTAAAAAACGAGGCACCAAACATCGAAAGATGCTTAACCTCAGTCGCACCATTTATTAATTATTATGTAATCTGTGATACAGGTTCTACTGATAACACCAAAGAAATTATTAAAAAGTTCTTTGATGAAAAAGGAATTCCAGGAGAAATTCACGATCATGAATGGTCTGACTTTGGTACAAATCGTTCCAAAGCTCTTGAACTTTGCTATGGAAAGACTAAATGGGCTATCATGATTGATGCCGACGATTTTATTACCGGTACTCTTCCAGTTGATAAATTTGATGATTCTTTAGATGGTTATGTGGTACAAATTCAAAGAGGTGAGTTCCGTTGGTTGCGTGCTCAGCTTTTTAATCTTGGTAAAAAGAAGTGGTGGTATGAAGAGCCACTACACGAATATGCAATTTGTGAACAGCCCATGAATGTTAAAAAACTAGATGGTGATTATGCCTGGGAAGTAAGAACCGAGGGTTGCCGCGCAAGATCTTTTGCAAATGATATTGAAAAGTATAAAAAAGATTATGAAACTTTAAAGGGTTATTTAGAAAAAGATCCAAACCAACCACGAAAACAATTCTATGCTGCTCAGTCTGCATTTGATTCAAGGATGTTTGATATTGCAGAGCAAGAATACCTAAAAAGAATTGCTTTGGGTTCTTGGCCAGAAGAAGTATTTTTCTCTTGGATGCGTGTTGGTATGTGCCGAGAATTTTTAAATAAACCTGTTGAACAAATTGCTGATGCATTTATGATGGCCTTTGAAGTCGCTCCACACCGAGTAGAGCCATTATATCATCTTTCTTGCATCTATCGTAAGTATGATCGTCCAAGAAACGCATTTTTAGTTGCATCTCTGGGCCTTACTATTCCGATTCCTGAAAATGATATTTTGTTTGTTGATCGTGCTAATTACCTTTGGGGTATTTACGATGAAATTGGTACAACAGCATTTTATGCTGGAAGAGCACAAATTGGCCTTTTAGCTTGTGAAAAGCTTCTAAAGGAAACACATATGCCGGAGGAGCATCGGGGGCGTATAGCCAATAATCATAAAATTTATGTTGAACATATGAAAAAAATGCAAGAAGAGTATTTAAAACAGCAAGAGGCTTTGTCGCAAAAAATACAAAAAGAGGCCAATAAAACTACATTGGTAATTAATCCAGAAGCGGCTACAGTAAAGCTTTGATAAAATCTTAGTGTCCTAAATATAGATGAACAAATAATGGCCTTTTTATAAGGCCATTATTTTTGGAGAACTAAATGGCAGATAGTTTTGATCCTACTGTAATTAGAGGCGACACCCTACGCTGGCAAATGGCACTTCAGGATAGCACTGGAGCCACTTATAACTTAACGGGCGTTACCCTTAGTTTGCAGGTTCGTAAATCTTATTTTCCAGGTGCAACCCTATTTTCTACATCTTTGTATGTGACTTCTGGAAGTACTCTTTATACTTTAGATGGAATTACTGGGGGCCTTTCAGCAACAGGAACTGGTGGAATATGCAATATTTGCATTGGATCAGCGTATACTGTTAATTTTCCGCAATATTCTGGTGGTTTTTATGATATACAAGCAGTTAAACCAAATAATGCTGGTGTAGATACACTATTGCGTGGAAAAATTAATGTTCTTCCAGATGTAACGGAGGCATAATTGTGACAGATATTATTTCTTCCAGTAATGAAATACCTGTTGTTAATGTAACAGTTAATACAAATTCGCTGGCTAGAGTTGAAGTTACTCCTGGCGGTGGGATTGGTGGAGGAGGAGGGGGTCCGGGTTCTACGGGGGCGACTGGCCCAATGGGGCCAACCGGTCCAACCGGACCAACTGGTTCTCAGGGAATAACTGGTAATACTGGCCCGACTGGACCAATAGGACCACAAGGAAATACTGGAGCAACAGGACCGACAGGATCTACTGGTTTACCTGGAGATATATTTGCTACTTCTTCTACTACTTCGGTTAATCTTTCATCAATAACTATAGGTTCCGAAGTATCTCTCAGCACAGAAACTGGTTTAGCATATACCAAAGTGCAAGACATTTTAATAGCAAGTGGACTTACAAACTATTTTAATGCACAAATCATATCATATATTGGAGCGACACTAAATGTTTCTGTTACCGGGATAACTGGCTCGGGAACTTGGAATAATTGGGACATAAATTTGGCTGGCCCCATAGGTCAAGCTGGTCCTCAAGGCCCACAAGGTATTCAAGGAAACACGGGGGCTACTGGTGCTATACCAACAGAATATGTTGCTAACTTTAATGGACTTACAGGAAATGTATTAACTTCATTTGTTTCTGGATTGAATGGAAGCACTGGAATACAACTTATAACATTTTCAAATCCAAATCCTCCATATGGAGATTCTTTAACTATTAGAAATACGGGTGTTTTGTCATATAATGGCACTGGTGGAAATGTTGTTGGCGTTTCTTCTCTCGCAGTTAGTTCTGGGCTTCTTCGACTTAGTGGGGCAACCGGGGATGTAACTATCAGCAACAATGGTGTTTTGTCATTTAATGAGCAAAATGGTCATATTCAAGGTGTTAATTCTGTAAATGGAGCAACAGGTTCCGTTCAAGCAGTTAACCGAATCAATGGTATTACTGGAAATATCGGTTTAACATCTGGTTCGGGAATAGCAATTTCTTCATCTGGAAATACTTTTACTGTTTCTAATAGTGGTGTTTTATCTGTTAGTATAGTGTCTCCTGGTGGAATTAATTTGGGTGGTTCATCATCAAATATAACTCTTTCAAATGGTGGTGTTTTAAGTTTTAATAATTCTAGTGGAAATGTTGTCGGTGTTTCTTCGGTTTCTGGTTTAACTGGTTCTATTGGAATTTCAGCAGGAAATAATATTATAATTTCTTTAAGTGGAAATACTTTAATAATTGGTGCTACTGGAACAATAGGAAATACAGGTAATACGGGACCAACAGGACCTGAAGGACCACAGGGTATTCAAGGCATACAAGGTATTCGGGGAAATACAGGTAATACGGGACCAACAGGACCTGAAGGACCACAGGGTATTCAAGGCATACAAGGTATTCAAGGCATACAAGGTATTCAGGGAAATACAGGTAATACGGGACCAACAGGACCATTACCAACAAATTTTATTTCTTTCTTTAATGGGTATACGGGTATAGTAGGTATTAGTGCCGGCAGTAATATTACAATAACTCCATCTACTTCAGCTAGTGGAACAACGTTTACTATTGCTTCTACTGCTTCTGGAAGCGGTGGTTCCACATTTATTCCAGACCTTAGACCTTTGGGTGTTACTGCTGACATTATTGCAATGCGTAATGGTGGCTGGACTTTGGCAAAACCAAATAGTATTTCTTTCCCTCAAGTAAATTTGGGAGCAATAGCCGTTACAATTGGTGGTTTAACATCATGGAGTGCTGCAAAATTTCGATCTACAGTATATGCGGGCTCTACATTATGGTTAACATTAGGTGATGGAACATTTTTATGTTTTAACAGAGCAGAAATAGATCCTTTTCTTATTGCTAATGGTGGTTTTTCTGCAGGTCCAGCAACACAGATGACTATTTTACAAGGCTTAGGAGTGACTTGGCCATCGGGAACAATAACAAATCATACAAATGTTCAAGGTGGAGCGCCCAACGGTCAAAATCAAACATTGTGGGTTAATTGGATGGACGGTGGAAATTATATAATCCATTCGGGCTGGGCAATTAAATTAAGTGGAATTACTTCTGGTGGTGTTGGTAGTGGAGGAATTGGTGGTGGTGGAGGCATCCAGCCATTATAAATAATTTAAACTAATGTTCTTTGGAAAGAACAAAACATCTCTAAAATTGGCTAAACAGCACCCAGAATTGCTGATGGGGTGTGAGTATTATATAATAGAATCTTCAAATAACCCAAAGAAGATTAAAGTTGGTTCTGGTATTTCTCAATTATATTTGCGTAACTCTGATGGTGAAGAATATCTTATAGAAGGTAATAGCACAAAAATCAAAGAACTTTTTACTCCTTCCAAAACTTATGAAAGTATGGAAGGAAAACTTTTTAAAACAACAAAGCCATTTGGTAATTTTTTTCAATTCCAAATGCTTAAAGAAATTGCTCCTTGCCAGTACGATGAAAAAATTCAATTAGGTAATGGTATCTCGGAGCATTACTTCATTGTTAAGGGTTCAAATAAAATTGTAAAAGTTTATGGCAACTCTAGCCAGATTAAAAATCTTTTAGAAGAAGTCAATATACCAAAGCCAGCGGTGGTTCCTGCGCCAAAATTACAAACTAAAATTGAAGTAGTAGAAAAAGTTATTATAAAAGAAACAACTCCAGTTATTGGTGCACAAGGACTTCAAGGAGAAAAAGGTCTAAAAGGAGAACGGGGAGACCGTGGAGAACGCGGTGAAATTGGTCCACGTGGTCCAGAAGGCAAAGAAGGCCCGCAAGGAATACCGGGCCCACCGGGACCAGAAGGACCCAGAGGCCCACAAGGACAAAAAGGTGATCCTGGTATTCCAGGTGAAAGGGGCGAAAAAGGCGAGCGTGGAGATATTGGTCCCATTGGCCCACAAGGTGAAAAAGGTGAACCCGGTAATGATGGTTTACAAGGACCTATAGGTGAACGGGGGCCACAGGGAGAGAAAGGTGATATTGGTGAAACTGGTCCTCAAGGAGAACAAGGTATTCCCGGTCCAATTGGTCCCGTGGGACCACGGGGACCTGCTGGTATTCAAGGACCAAAAGGCGAACAAGGTGAACAAGGTATACCTGGTCCTCCCGGAGAAAGTTCAATTGTAAATGTTGAATATCCTTTAGTTCTTGAAGATAATACTATATCTCTTGATAAAAATCATATCACCAAGATACTTGAAAAATTTAAAGGCACATCTTCTGATGAGTTAGCCCAACAACTCAGCAGACTTGCGACTCCCGGTGGTGGAGCGGTGGGAATTATAAGAAGAGTTGGCAATCAAGACACACGAATAATAAAATCTGTAAATGATTTAATTTTTACTGGTTCGGGTGTTACGATTACTAAAAAAAGAAAAAACGTAGAAATTAATATTGCTGGTGTTGAGGGGGCAGTTACAAAATTAACAGCAGGGGCGGGAATTACATTATCACCAGAAACGGGAATTGGTGATGTGACTATTACAAATCTTATTTCGTTAAAGGCACTTCCCGGTTCAATACAATTTGCCAATTCCGGTGTTGATGATTTAGATGCAAGCGCAAGATTTAAATTTATCAAAACAACCTCAACTTTAGAAGTTCCCGGTGCACTTGAACTAAATTCTACCGCTGGTTACGCTTCATATATTCAATTTCCTAATGGCACAACACAGGGTACAGCTCCTAATAGATTTTATTATCAAACTACATCTCCCTCTGGTGTAACGCAAGGTGACCGTTGGATGGACTCTGACAATGGTATTGAATATGTTTATATCTACGATGGTAACACAAATCAATGGGTGCAGCCCACAAACACGGGCGGCTCCAGTACCACAACAATTTCTGTTCTTACAACTACTTCAGTAACGGGAGCAACGTATGCAGCTCTTCCAACGGATTATTATATTGGTGTAAGTTATGCTGGACCAGTAACAGTTACACTTCCAACTAACCCAGAAACCGGAAGAGAAATTGTAGTAAAAGATGAATCCGGAAACGCAGGCAACGGAGTCAATCGTCAAATCACGGTTGTCGGAGCCACTACATCACATAAGATTGATAATCAAAGTTCTGCAATAATTAACCTAGACAATGCTGGTCTGCATTTTATCTACAGATCCGGCTGGAGAATAATATAATGTCATACCTATTCAATGATCTCGTTGGGTTCAAGGATAATGCAATAGATGCATTTAATCGTCTTAAAGTTGCAAATCCATTTACAGTATTTGACAGCCAAAACAGATATCAACCAAATGACAAGTGGGATATATTTGGAGTAACTGGAGGAACATATTCGTATTCCTTAAATGAAAGTGCCGTTAATTTAATAGTTGGTACAACTGCAGGCTCTAAAGTTACAAGAGAAACCAAAAGAGTGTTCCCTTATCAGCCCGGTAAATCTCTTTTAGTATTAAGCACATTTGCATTCAATCAGCCAAAAACTGGATTGAGACAAAGAATTGGATACTTTGGAATTACTGGTGGCGCTACAGCTGGAATTCCATACAATGGAGTTTATCTAGAACAAAATGGATTAACTCTAAGCATGAATTTGGTCTCTGCTTCTTTGGGCACAACCATAACAGCCAACCAATCGGATTGGAATGGAGATGTTTTTGATGGAACTGGTTCTTCTGGCAGAGATTTGGATATAACAAAGGCAAACATTTTTTGGATGGATATTGAATGGCTTGGAGTTGGTGATGTAAGAACTGGATTCTTTGTAGATGGAAGACCAGTTATTGCACACACATTTCACAATGATAATATAAATTCTACAGCCTACATGACTACGGCATGTCTTCCAATTAGATATGAACTTGAAAATTTGACAGGGCAGACAGGAGGCAGCCAATCAAAACAAATTTGTTCGTCAGTAGTTTCTGAAGGTGGTTATGAAGGATTCAGCAGACGATATAATATTTCTACAGATGCCACCACACTTACTTTGGTATCTGCTGGAACATATTATCCCGTTTTGTCAATTAGATTGAATTCAAACAGATTGGATTCAATCATAGTCCCATCAAATATTAGTGCTATCGTAGAATCTGCTGGCGCAGCATGGGTGCATTACCGAATTGTTTTGGGTGGAACTTTTACTGGCACCGCACCAACCTGGCACACCCATTATAATGGAAATGTAGATTACGTTGTACATGTAAACACTACTGGTTTGACCGGGGCAACGGATGTTGTTGGTGGTTACATAAATGCAGGTGGAGTGTCAGATATCAGTTCTCAGAATGATTTTAATTTCCAATTGGGAAGAACTCAAACTGGTGTGAGTGATATCATAACATTGGTTGCTGCTGGGGCATCACCAAATGTAAAATTTGCAGCAGACCTTTCTTGGTTCGAAATAGTATAAATATTAAGACATGCCATTAGATTTTCCCACATCTCCAGCACTGAATGAAATTTACACTTTTGGTGGACGTTCTTGGCAATGGAACGGAACCGCTTGGGATGTTTATAGTACCGTCAGCGGAACTGTAGTTACAACTTTAAATGGTTTGTCCGGTGGCGTAACTTTGGCTGCAGGGTCAAATATTACTTTGTCGCCAGTGGGCAATACTATAACCATTGCATCAAGTGGAGGTGGAGGAGGAGGAACTGGAAATAATTTTACGGAATCCACATCTGCACCAACTCCGTTATTTGCTGGAGATCGGTGGTTTGACACAGACGAAGGAAATTTATATACAGCTGTTACCGATGATAGCGGATTAATTTGGGTTCAACTGAACGCTGGAATTGTAGGAGCATCTGGACCAGCGGGCAACACTGGAGCCACAGGAGCCACAGGACCACAAGGAAACACTGGAGCCACAGGAGCCACGGGACCACAAGGAAACACTGGTGCTACTGGACCACAAGGAAACACTGGAGCCACAGGAGCCACGGGACCACAAGGAAACACTGGAGCCACAGGACCACAAGGAAACACTGGTGCTACTGGACCAGTTGGAGATTATGTAATTTCTTTGAGGGGTCTAACTGGAGCAGTAGGACTCACTAACAACAGCGGAATCGGTTTAAGTGTTTCTGGTCAGACCCTTACTTTTAGCAACACAGGAGTTTTGAGTGTTAATGGTTTAACCGGAGTAGTCACTTTTGCAGCAGGATCTGGAATAACTCTTTCTACATTGGGAAATACCATCACAATAGGAAATGGATATAACATTACTTCTGGTACAGCTGCACCAACAGGTGGAGTCAGCGGCGATATTTACATTCAGTACACATAAAGGAAAAATAAATGTCCACATTACAAACGCGATTATCACAAGACGATGTAAAAGACTTACCAGATTGGCAAGTCGCAAATATTTTAAATTTACCAGATCCATCTTTACCTATAATAACAGAATGGGAAAAGACATCAATTGGAATAGGAACGATATTGGATATATTGGGACCAACCGAAGGATCAATATTTCTTGACACTGTATCTTCAGCAGCAAATAGCAACTCTATTCTTAAATGGGGAATGAAGATATTGGAAAATTCGAACTTAGACATATCATTGCAAAGCACAAGAGATTCATTGACTATACTCAAGAACAATGGCATGATAACAGACTCACAACTTGATGCTCTTTTCTCCGTTTCTCGCAGACAGAGATACCCGTCATGGTCAGAGTATCATGGAATTGAAGTAACGGCGAGAACAGTTGGATTGGCAAGAGGAGGAATATAATATGGCAATCGCAAAATGGGCAACACCTTCGGCGCGTTCAAGCAACTTTGCGGGAACAACACTCAATTCTCTCGCCAACGCCGGAGAATCTGCGGTAGTGACATATGACAACAGCACCAATCGTGATTTATATGGAGTGGTCACCATTAAGTTGGGAAGCATCACTCCGAGTACAGGTGGTTCGATAACATTGCGTGTCACTCTCAACGATGGAACTGACACGGCAGACCGCATCGGTGGCGATCTGTATGTTGTGCCGCTGACAAGTGGTGCATCGGCCAAGGTAGCTGTCATCAACATGGTGAGACTGTATCCTTACTCTATGCGTTTTTCTGTAATTAACAACAGCGGAGTTGCTTTCAATGCTGGTAGCAATGAAATGTATGTCCGTCCTTGGAACGAGGATGTGACCTGATGCCGCGAGGTGTCAGCCGTATTGATGAGGCGATGCTACAGAGGCGGCTTTGGTCACCTAATCTGCTGCGGCCTGCGCTGTGGTTGGACGCTGCTGATGCTTCTACAGTTTCAGTAGCAACAGGCGTAAGTGAGTGGCGAGATAAAAGCGGCAACAATCGGCACTTTACACAGTCAACACCCGCAAGCCAGCCAGCGTATAATCTCAACGGCATCAACGGTCTCGGAAGCATCTCCTACGACCCGACAAATGATGCGCTGCAGCGCACACCCGAGGCTTGGGCATTTCAGTACCCAATAACTGCATTCATCGTATTCAGAGCGGCAGCATTTACTAACGCCTACAACTCATTATTTGAGTTTTATACTACCAATGGCCCTGGAAATGCGGGGTGGAGTGACCTCATCAAAAGCAATGGAAGGTCTGCGATTTATGCAACAACTACCGCAGGAACGCAGCCGAATTATGATGGAGCGGGAGTGGCTACTTACGTTACAAATCGAACCTACATTTTCACAGGTGTACATCAAAACAATTCATTGATTGGGCTTCAGAACGGAAACACAGACGGTAGCAACGCAGGCTCCTATACCTTACGGACGAATTTAGGGGTATCTCCCTTATACATCGGCTCATCGCCTCTGTTCAGCCGATACACTAACTGGCAAATAGGTGAAGTTATTATCACAAATAATGCGGCGCTATCGACATCTGACCGATTGAAGGTTGAAGGGTATCTTGCGTGGAAATGGGGCATCGCTGCTGACGTGGTGGTGAGCAGCCCCTTCGCTAACCGCCCTCCGCTGATCGGAGATTCATGACATGCCACTAAGAATACGAACACCGTCCATTAGTTCACCCTCCACCAATTCCATATGGTGGCTTAATGTTGGTGGAGTGTGGAAGCAGGGAACCGTGTGGATCAATGTGAGTGGGGTCTGGAAACAGGCTACGAGGATCTGGTTCAATGTTTCGGGGACTTGGAAGTAAATAATAGGGATAAATATTAAGTAATGGCAATCAATTTTCCCAATAGTCCCGCACCAAATGAAATATACACCTTCAATGGATTATCTTGGAGGTGGACTGGTTCATCGTGGACAAGTTTGGGAACGGCTGTTATAGGTGCAACAGGAGCCACTGGACCACAAGGAAACACTGGTGCAACTGGGCCCCAAGGAAACACTGGTGCAACTGGACCTGTTGGCGATTATGTCATTTCTATCCGTGGTCTTACAGGTGCGGTAGGAATCACCAACGGCAGCGGAATCGGTCTGAGTGTTTCTGGTCAGACAATGACCTTCAGCAATACTGGAGTTTTGAGCATTGACGGTGGTACTGGTGCCATTACGAATGTTGCTAGAACTAATGTTGATAATAATTTTAGTGCAAGTCAAACTATTAGTTTAATTAATCCATTCTTAAATCTTGAAGATACGAATACATCAAATATGATTACATTTGATGTGTCTTCAAAAAGTATAACTTTTATTGATAATACAGTAGATGATGGTGTTGAAACAACACTTTATTTTAATCCTGTGGGTGCTATCGGTTTTGTAAATACTGGAATTACTTTTCCAAGTTATAGTACCGTTTTAGCTGGTCTTGCTGGAACTCAAACTTTTACTGGAATTAATACATTTACATCTAGAACAAACTTTAATAGTGGTATAAGTGCTTCTGGTGGAATAACATTTGCAAATGATATTCGTGTTAATAGTCTTACGGTTGGAAGAGGTGCTGGAAATGTAGATAGTAATGTTGCAATAGGTTTTAATTCTTTTGATGCCAATGTAAGTGGTAGTAATAATATTGCTATTGGTTATGATGCACTAGGTTCAAATACTATAGGTAATAACAATGCAGCAATTGGACGTTCTGCTTTGGGTGCTAATACTACAGGAACTGATAATGTTGCTATAGGAAATTCATCATTACAAAATATAACTACAAGCTCCAAAAATATTGCAATAGGTTCTGATGCCGGTCGATTACGAGCAAATGGTAATGTTTTAACAAGTGCAACTGGCGGTATTTACATTGGATATAATTCAAGAGGATTTACTTTAGCACAAACTAACGAAATTGTAATAGGAACAGATGCACTTGGTTTGGGTTCCAATACAGCAGTCATCGGGGCAACTTCACAAACAGCCGCGACAATTTATGGATTGTTGAATACTCCGGGTGGTTTGAGTGCTGCCGGTGCAACTTTCAGTTCACTTGTAATATTTAATGCCGGAATTTCTGCGGCTGGTGGAGTAACCTTTAGCGGAACAATTGCTTCTGATACTGGTTACAGAATTACATCAAACGCAATAAATGCACAGACCGGAACCACATACACGTTCTTGGCTTCAGATAATGGTAAAATTGTTACATTTAACAATGGTTCTGCAATAACTGTAACTATACCCACAGGACTTCCTGTTGGCTTCAACTGCACAGGAATCCAGCTAGGTGCAGGACAAGTAGGATTTACCACAGAATCAGGAGTTACACTTCAAAGTTATGGAAATCAATACAAAATGATAGGTCAGCATGCTTCTGCTACTATTATTGAATATTCAAATAACATTGTGAATCTTTCAGGAAATTTAATTGTATGATTACACCAAGCGGTAAAATTGGAATAATCGACAGTCTTCGAAATTACTCTACTGATGGATTGATTTTGAATGTGGATTTTTCCAACGACTATGGATTTGCAGGCAATACTGCAAACGATTTGTCAAACAGCACAGTAAAATATTCAACTCCGGGTGGTTATGTTGCTCTTGTATCGGGTTCAACTGCTATGCCCGGTTACATTGATTTAGATGGGTCAACAGACTACTTAATCGCAGGCTCAACTCTATCTGCATTTGCAGGACTCACCGCATTCACGATTGACGCTTGGGTTAAGTTAGATACTTCGCTAACACGGGCAATAGTATCAAACAACGCCGCCGCAGCCGGGTCAGCAAACAAAGGGTTTGCTCTTATTATCCTTTCTGATAGAACTCCAAGAATAAACCTGAATACAGGATCAGTAAGTTATATCGGCACACTCTCTGGTTTGACTATGGGTACGGGTGAATGGACAAATTGGTTCATAACCGTAGAGGAAACGGTTGTTGGTACAACATCCGTAATGAAAGGAAAAGTATTCAGACCCGCAGGACGGTCTGCATCTGATTTTACGGGAGTATCCATCAGTATAGGAGCACAAGGAATCACAAGCAGCAATCTCATAGCAATCGGAAGACGCTCCACAGCAGCCCTTCAGTATTGGGATGGAATGATTGGTGCTGTAAAGGTATACAACAGAGTACTGCCCGAGTCCGAAATGGATTTCAACTACAACGCAGCAAAAACACGCTATGGTCATACATAATACACCACTATATTATGCAATTGTAAATTTTACAGATGTAAATTTACTAAATTTTGAAGAATTTATAACTTCTTTAGAAGGTATTAGATATTCCCTAGATGGAACGAAAGCATTAGTAAAGTGGAAAGAAATGCAGATACCACAAAGTATTCAAAATTTAAATTTTGAAGGACCATATAATCAAACTCAAATTTTACAAATTACACAATCATTAAATTGGACAGAATCTGAAACGTAAGTATAATATACCCATGATCCTCCAATACTTTAAACACTCCCCAGACATTGTAGACCCAAATTTTCAAACTCGTATGGCAGCTTGTTTTGATTTAGCTGCCTATATTCCCAAAAACGAGAAGATTAAAATTTACAAAGGCAAAAGTTTTACTGAAATTTTACCAGAATACGACTCGTCCAACGACAAGACCTTCATCGCCCTGATGCCCGGAGAAAGGGCTCTAATTCGTACTGGATTGACTTTTAACGTGCCCGAGCAGTATTCTATCCGTCTACACCCCCGTTCAGGGATGGCCCTTAAATACGGTTTAACGCTGGCCAATTGTGAGGGTATTGTGGACGAAGATTACACACATGAGACCAAAATTATTGTCTTGAACACCAATACCGAAGAATCTATCAAAATTTATGATAGGGATAGAATTGCTCAGGCTGAGGTAGTTGAATACGAGCAATGCTACTTCCAAGAGGTATATAAAGAACCCGACCAGAAATCTGATCGGGTTGGTGGGTTCGGAAGTACTGGAACGTAATATTTATTCAATATTATTGTCGATATTTTCTTTTATTTTTTGCAATAAAAAAACAACTCAATCCAATAAAACTTACTGGTTCTGGAACCAAAATTGGTTGATTACATATATCTAAATCTTCTGTTGGCAAATATAATCCAGAATTATATGCATTTAAAGGCAAAAAATTGTAAGTAAAGTTATTCGGAATTGCAATATTAGGTAAAACTTTTGGATTGCTAATAGAGTCATCTGATAGAGACTTTATTTTAGGAAAAAAAGTATTTTCTTCGTTATTTACATAACTAGTTTCTATTTGTTGTATAGAATTTATATTTTTTTTATTTTCTTCTTTATTGTGTTCCGAACTGATTGAAAGCTCATCTACTAGTTCGTATGGTTTAATATTATTTTTTGATATTTTTTTGTCAAAATTTAATGGCTGTTCTTTATTTTCAATATTTGAATTATTTTCTTTAATTTTAGTTTTTTCTGGACTTTCTACAGAAGATATAGCCGTTTTTGTGGTATCTAATACAGCTATTAAAGCTTTAGCACCTTGCTCACCCAAAAGAGTAATTGCTGCAGTGCAAACTATAGTCATTACATAAACTTTTTTTTGTAATTTTTTAACGTTTTGTTTTGCTTCTTCACAAAGTTTTGCACAGGGTTCGCATACTTGTGGTTTATTTGCCATAATAGTCTTTCTGCTCTAATAGAGACTAATATAAATAATCCACTTTAAAATTTTTTTTATTTGGATGTATCGGGGTCAATAGAAACTTTTTTGACTTTAGTACTAATTGTTGTGCTTTGTGGTTCTTCCTCAAGGCAGTTTATTGGTTTTTTAATCAAATTTCTATAGCCCCACATTAAACCAAGAAGTGCAACAGGACCATACCAAAACAACCATCCATAAGACATTTCTGTTGGTCCGGGTTGTGCAATGTGATCTTTTAATTGCATCATAACAACATTATCAGATGTGTTATCTGGAACAATTTCTGGATTGGTGCTGCAGGCTACAAGAAAAGTTAGTGTTAAAATAGATAAAATATATTTCATGGTTGCTCCTTATGATTTTCTGTTTGCTGCTGCCGAACCAAAATAGAATCCAACAATACTTAATAAAATTTCTCTATTTTCAGAAGACCAGAAGAATCCATTAATTTCTACAAATACCTTCTTGCTAGTTTCTGGAATTAAGCCAAATAAACCCTCGGGATTCTTTACATCTACCTCAATAAAAGTTGGTACACCAAAGAATGGTAAAATAAAGGGTGCTGCAAAAGCTCCAAATAGAACTGTAAGGACGATAATTTGCCGTACAACTCTACCCGCATCAAGTGGTACTCGTTCTGCAGCTTTATTTTGATTTTCTGTAGTTTGTTTGTTTGCCTGAATAAGTCTCTCAAATATTTCTTTTTGATCTTGGCTTTTTTGAGCCATGTAACGAAAAAGAAACCCAGTTGCTCCACCAGCTACCATACTTATTAATTCTGTCGAAAACATAATTTACCTCAGTTCTTTTGATAGGAAAGTTGAATTTCTATTGAATCTCTTGTAGTTTCTGCGTAATCCATTATTGAATTTTGATTTTCCATGTCTGGTGCAAAATCAAAATGCCACTGTAATAAAATAAAACCTATATTTAAATTTTTAGATCGCAATGGTAAACAGGCGTAATGTGAAATATTTTCATCTTCAAAAAAGTGTTTTGCGTAAGAATTTGGCATTGCTTCTACGTGGTGTATGGTTGGTTTATTTTCAAGAATTTTATGAAGCAAAGGAATAAAAAGAGAACAAAGAACATTTTTAAATTTTAATGATTGAGAAATATAGCCTCTATGGGAAGATTCATGGGTGATTGAAAATTTTCTCATTGATATACCATCCATAAAGTATTCGCCATTGTGGAATTGTAAAATGCTTACCCTCATCGCTTTACTGTTAACACGAAGTTCTGTTAAGAGTTCATGAATTTCTGTGTGTATTGCAATAAAATTATCTGTTTTTTTACTAGATGACCAAAATTTTTTAATTCCGTAGCCCAAACCTAAAATTCCAGCTACAGAATATGCTACTATTTCAAATACTTTTGGTAAATCCATAAAAAAACTCCGTGTCTTAATATTTAGACTTGACGAGCCCCCAATATGGGGTATATTATTAGCCTATGACTACAAGAGAAGACTTATTTAAACTACACGAATCAATCTCCAAAGAAGCCCTAGAATTGATGAAAAAGAAGAACAATGACTATGCTTCTGGTTCTGACCCTTTTATGAATTTTCGTAGAGCAGAATATCTGGGTTTTGCTACCGCAGAACTGGGAGTTCTTATTCGTATGACAGACAAGATGTCCAGAATTTCTACCTATCTCAATCAAGGTAAACTTTCATTGTCTAATGAGAGCGTTTATGACGCTATTGTTGACATTGTTAACTATAGTGTTATACTTGCTGGTCTTCTTAAAGACAAGGAATCAAAGAACGCTAAATGAAATTTTATACTGCATGTGCTCTTAAAGGGAACAAGGTTCTTGTTCGTGGCTATCGCAATGGAGAACGATTCAGCGAATCGGTTGCATTTAAGCCATCTCTTTTTATTCGTTCTGAAAAGGAGAGCAAGTATCGTACCCTTAAGCAGGTCAAAGTAAAACGAATGATCTTTGATACCTTGTATGATTGCAGAGAATTTCTTGATCAATATAGAGAACTCGATGACTGTCCGATTTATGGAAACACTGATTTTGTCACTCAGTATATCATGGAGACTTATCAGGGTGAGATGGTTTACGATCTTTCCAAGATCAAGATAGCCTATCTAGATCTTGAGTGTGAATCTGAGGGTGGATTCCCAGATTTGGATAACCCAAATGAAAAAGTAAATCTTATGAGTATACGTATATCAGGCGTTACTCATGTGATTAGTTTTACTCCAATCACATTGCCAGATTGCAAAGTTTATATGGTTAGTAATGAGAAAGAACTTCTCAAAAAAACTTTTGAAATACTAGCAAAGGAAGATGTTGATGTCCTTACTGGATGGAATATCAAGCTGTTCGATATTCCCTACATAATTGGTAGGGCATTACTTTATTTTGAGGAGAAGGAAATCCAGAGTTGGTTGCCATTTGGTTTGATGAAGGTTCGTCAAACTGATATAGGCGGTAAGATGTATAAACTCTATGAACTTCCTGGATACACAATCCTGGATTACATGGATCTATACAAGAAGTTCTCTGGTACGAGTCAGGAAAGTTATGCCTTGCAAAACATAGCAAAGGTGGAACTGGATGCTCAAAAATTGGATTATAGCGAATACGGTTCACTTCGGGAGTTTTATCGTCAAAACTTTCAAAAGTTTGCGGAATATAACGTCCAAGATGCTATCCTGGTTGAACGACTTGACGATAAACTAAAGCTTATTGATCTGGCAGTTTCTATTGCATATGAAGCAAAAATAACTTTTGATACAGTATTTTTTGCCACTCGTATTTGGGAAACCATTTGCTGTGATTATTTGATGCAAAGAGATATTATTCCTCCACTGAAGCGGAGTTATGCAAAAGATGAACAGTTTGTTGGTGCCTATGTCAAAGATGTTACGCCTGGATTGTACAAAAATGTTGTAAGCTTTGATGCCACCAGCCTATATCCTTCCATTATTATGCAATGGAATATTTCACCTGATACATGTACAAAAGTCGATACATCAATGAATGCTGATGATTTTTTGCATGGGATTAGAAAAGATATACCAGATTTGTTGGAGGATGCAGAAAACAAATCTTCATGTATGGCTTGCAATGGATCTATGTTTACAAGAGATGTTCAAGGCTTTATTCCAATCTTGATTGAACGTACATTCAATCAAAGAAAAGAGGCAAAGTCAAGGATGATTGAACTGGAAAAAGAATATGAACAAACGAAGAACAAAGAGTTACTACCCAGAATTGCCGCCCTCAAGATACGCCAATCTGTTAAGAAGATTTTGGCAAACAGCCTTTATGGTTGTCTTGGCAATCCTGCCTTTGTGTATTCATCTCCTGAGTTGGCTACTGCCGTCACAGTCACAGGACAAGTCATTATCCGCAAAGCGGAAATGGCAATGAATTCTTATATTCAAAGCCTCGCTAAAGATAAAAAAGATTATGTTCTTGCAGTTGACACAGATTCTGTATACTTAAATCTTGATGCTATAGTACAAAAAATTTCTGAGAAAACTAAAATACCAAATGTAACAGAATTTATCAATCAAATCTGTGAACAAAAGATTCAGCCAGAGCTAACAAAAGAGATGAAAATTTTATCTCATTCTCTTGGTTGCGCTGAAAATAAAATTATATTTAAGCGTGAAGCAATTGCATCTGCTGGAATGTTTATTGCCAAAAAACGATATGCACTTCTCGTTCAAGATCTTGAAGGCGTTCGTTTTGCTGAGCCAAAACTTAAAATCATGGGCTTGGAAACTGCAAGAAGCAGCACCCCACTTGTAGTGCGTAACAAACTAAAAGATTGTATTAAGATTATCCTTACAAAAACTCCCGAGGAGCTGCGAAAGTATGTGGATGAATTTTATGATGAATTTATGAAATTACCTATTGAGGATGTCGCATCTCCTCGGGGTGTTAAGGGTATGAACAAATATGCAGATGTTAGTAATATTTACAAACTTGGAACGCCGATTGCAACGAAAGCAGCATTGTTGCATAATGCTTATGTTAAAAAACTAAATCTTACAAAAGATGTTCCTGCAATCAAGGAAAATGATAAAATCAAGTTTGTATTTGTTAATGTTCCAAACCCATATGGTAAAGCAAATCGTGATGCTGTTATGGGCTTTGTTGGTAAGCCACCAAAAGAGTTTCAACTAGAAAAGTATATTGATACCAAGAAACAATTTGATAAAACATTTGGCGAGCCTTTAGAAAATATTTTAACTGCAATTGGTTGGTCTATAAGTAATAAACTTACACTTGAAGAATTTTTTGTGTGAGGGAGAATATTAAGAAATGGTAAAGAGGATTAAATCTAGATATGGTGATGAAAGAATTATCACATCTCTTAAAAATGGACGTTACAAAATCGAAGGCAGGACTTTGTATACTCGTCATGGGGACGGCTTATTTGACTTTGAAGGTGGTCCATGTTATATCGTTGGCGATAGACTTCTTGATGTTAAAAGCAACCCTATAATTGAAAAAATTGAAATTGATCAAAATGTAGTTGACAAAGACTACGCAGCTGTTATACTGCATACTAGAAAGGCACAATAATGATTAAGGAAGTGCGTAAACTTATTGCTTATTTTTATGCTACCGTGAAGCGTAATTTTTTACTCCAAGATTGGATGGAAAGATTGCAGGCAATTTTTATGGGTCTTGTTGCCGGAATTACCTTAAATATTGGTGAACCGGTGCTAACTGGACTTGTGCTTTTGGCTGCACTTGTAGATCCAAAGTGGTTTAAAGAATAATTATGTCAAAGTATCTAAAAAATTTAATAAGCAAAGTAAATAACCCAGACGCAGCAATCGTATCAGAAGGACTTGAGGGCGCAGATGTAACCGGTTTTATTGATACCGGTTCTTATGCACTTAATGCACTTCTTTCTGGTTCTCTGTTTGGGGGGCTACCAAACAATAAGATTTCTTGCCTAGCAGGAGATCCAGCAACAGGAAAAACCTTCTATGCCATTGGCATCGCAGGCCAGTTCCTAAAGGATCATAAAGACGGAGTTGTGATTTATTTTGATACCGAGCAAGCCGTCACTTCAGATATGTTTACTGCAAGGGGCGTTGATCCTGAGCGTGTAGCGGTTATTCCTGTTGCTACAATCGAAGAGTTCAAGACACAAGCACTCAAAATTGTGAATGATATTCTTGAACAACCAGAGGATGACCGCAAACCAGTGTTTATGATTCTTGACTCACTCGGAATGTTGTCTACTGAAAAGGAAATGAATGATTCTGCTGAGGGCAAAAATGTTCGCGATATGACCAAAGCCCAACAGACAAAAGCAACATTCCGTGTGCTTACGCTTAAACTTGGTAAGGCAAAGATTCCAATGCTTCTTACTAATCACACATATCAAGTTATTGGCGCTTATGTTCCAACTAAAGAATTGGGTGGTGGTATTGGGCTTAAGTATGCTGCCAGTAATATTCTTACTCTTTCAAAGAGCAAGGACAAGACTGATGAAGGAGTTGTTGGAAACTTTATCAAGTGCACAAATTATAAAAATAGATTTGTTAAAGAAAACATGCAAGTTGAAACTCGTTTAAATTATACTTCAGGTCTTAGTCGGTATTATGGACTAACTGATCTTGCAATCAAGTATAACATCTTCAAGAAAGTTTCTACTCGGATTGAACTTCCTGATGGTTCAAAAGTATTTGAAAAAAATATTGACGATGAACCAGAAAAGTATTTTACAAAAGATATTCTAGATAAGCTAGATACTGAAGTACAAAAGGATTTTAAGTATGGCCAAGGTTCCTGAATATAAGTTTAAAGATGAAGAAATAGTTGGACATGATACATGTCCAATTGAAATTATGGAGGGGCCCTATATCGGCATCATCTATAAATATGGAAAAATTTCTATGTCAGAAACCGATAATGGCGAACTAAGTGTCAACATGGATATTACAATTGTTAAAGCACCCGAAGGATTTGATCAGCAGACTAAAGACTTTACACAGACTGTTGGTGAAATTTTTGTAGACATTGTTGAAAAAAATGTTGTAGCAGATCAACAGCCCGTGGATCTTGAAGATGATGTTCACCAAGATTAATGGTGGACAAGCCTTTTAATAGAAGTATAATCAATACATGGAAACAGTAATCCTTAAGAACTTGGTACTCAATGAAGAGTACGCAAGAAAAGTCGTACCATTCCTTCAGGAAGAATATTTTCACGACAAATGTGAACGTTCTATCTTTGGTATAGTTAGTAAATTTATACTTAAGTATAACAATCTTCCTACCAAAGATGCTGTTCTTATCACTCTAGAAAATGATAAAAGCCTTGGTGAGGTTGAATTTAAGCGTTGTGTTTCTATTAGTGAGGAAATGTATAAAGAGGGTGAAAAGTCCGATACAATTTGGCTTGTAGAAAACACTGAAAAGTTTTGCAAGGAAAAGGCAATCTACAATGGTATCATGGAATCTATTGGTATCATTGAAGGAAAAGATAAAGAAAAAACACAGAATGCCATTCCCGAGATTATGTCAAAAGCACTGTCTGTTTCTTTTGATACTAGAGTTGGCCACGATTTTCTTGAAGATGTTGACGACAGATATGAGTATTATCACCGAGTAGAGGAAAAGGTTCCTTTTGACTTGGAGATGTTTAATGTAATTACCCGAGGCGGTACTAGGAAAAAGACTCTCAATGTCGTTATGGCTGCGTCAGGTGTAGGTAAGAGTGCATTTCTTTGTCATCATGCTGCAGCATGCCTCTCACAAAATTTGAATGTTCTTTATATTACTCTTGAAATGGCCGAAGAGGAGATTGCCAAAAGAATTGATGCAAACCTTCTTGATACAGATATGCATGTACTTGAAAGTATGCCACAGGTTCAGTATGAAGGTAAGGTTGAAAGCCTAAAGCGAACTTGTAAGGGCAAACTTATTATTAAAGAGTACCCAACTGCTGCGGCTAATGTAACTCATTTTCGTAATCTAATGGAAGAACTTAAAATCAAAAAAAAGTTTATTCCAGATGTAATTTTTGTAGATTACCTTAATATTTGTTCCTGTGCCAGATTTAAACTTGGTAATGGCATGAATAGCTATACTTACGTTAAAGGCATTGCTGAAGAATTGCGTGGTTTAGCAAAACAGTTTAACATCCCTCTCTGGACTGCCACACAGGTAAATCGTGAAGGTGCTAAGAGCAGTGATATGGAAATGACCGACACATCAGAAAGCTTTGGCCTTCCACAAACTGCTGATTTTTTCTTCGCTCTCATTGAAAATGAAGAATTGGCACAGACTGGTCAGTTGATGGTTAAGCAACTAAAGAATCGTGGCAACGACACAACTAAGAATAGAAAGTTTTTGATTGGTGTTAATAAATCTAAAATGAAATTTTATGATGTAGATAACAGCAACAATAATTTGATCAACGCCAACAATACAGATGAAGAAGGATTTGGTTCCGGTTCTGATGGTAAAGCATTTGATCCACAGTTTGGCAAGAAGAAGAACAAGATCGTAAATTGGACCTTTGAAGGCGCTAAATAATGCTATACATTGATAAGAAGTATGTGAATCTTGTTTCAGGATCTTTGCAGAAGTTTAAATGGAAGAAAGATTCTCTAGCCACATGCAGATGTTTTAAGTGTGGCGACTCAAAAAAGAATAAGGCCAAGACAAGGGGTTACTTTTTTGAGCACAATGGAAATTATGTTTACAAATGTCACAATTGCGGTTTTGCTTGTAACTTATATTCTGTACTTGAAAGTGTCAGCCCGTCTCTCTGTAAAGAGTATGCGTTCGAAGTTTTTAAAGAGAAGACCCCAGAACCAATTACAAAACCCGAGCCAGTCAAGCGTCAACCAATTTTCTCTGATCTTGGAACCAGGCTTGACTTACTCAATGAAAACCATAAAGCAGTAACCTATGTTAAATCTAGACAAATACCGAAAGAAAAACTTAGCAATTTTTATTACTGCAGTGATTTTAGTAGAGTCATGCAATCTTTTGGCAAAACTGGATCTAAGGAAGCCAGACTCGTCATACCGTTCTATGACGAGGTGGGCTCGCTTATTGGGGTGCAGGGACGCATTTTCGAAGAAACAGAAATCCATAGAAAAAGTAAACAAAAAGATGAAAAAATTCGCTACATTACTCTCAAAAAAGAAGGGCAAGAAAGGCTTTGGTACAACTTAAATAAAGTCAACCCAAGAGATACTGTATTTGTTACAGAAGGACCGATTGACTCTATGTTTATTCCAAATGCAGTAGCAATGCAGGGTGCTGGATGGCTTGAAGAGTTGCCAGAGAAGATTAAAAAGTCAAATGTTGTGTTTATATTTGACAATGAGCCACGAAATGAAGAAATTGTTACTTTGATTGGTAAATACATTGATGCTGGTAGAAATGTAGTGATATGGCCGGAAGAGATAAATAAGAAAGACATCAATGATATGGTTCTTGCGTATGGAGAACCAACCACACTCAAACTCATAATCAATAATGTTTATTCTGGACTAAAAGCAAAGATGAAGTACACTTACTGGAAGAAGGTTTAAAATGGATGATAATGATGATATGTCTGAAGAAGATATTTTAAAAGCCAGTGAAGCATATCTTACTTTTGTACACCGTTTTGGTGAATACATTAAAGAAATGGATCCCGGTCTTTGGTCTAGGGCAAGAGAGTATGCAGCAGATTTTACTCAAATCCCCGGTGTAAAAGTTGAACTTGTAGATAATGATGAGGATGATTTAGATGACACAAACAGTGATAAGCATGGAGCAGACTAAGGTTTCAGTTTTAGATTATGGTCATGTACAACTTATTGAATACATGGGTTCTGATCTCAGCGTTGTCAACGCTGCTAGAGTCTCTTTCAATAAAAAAAGCAAGATAACAGAAGATGGAAAGCTACCTGATAGAGACTGCAAACTTATTTCATATTTGGCAAAGCACAATCACTTCACTCCGTTTTGCCACCCTCAAATCAGTTTGCGTATTAAGTGCCCGATCTTTGTTCGGGCACAACTAGGCAAGCATCAAATTGGTTTGACCATGAATGAGGTCAGCCGCCGTTATGTAACTTTTGATCCAGAAATTTATGTTCCTATGTGGCGCTCTGCACCTACTGATGGAGCCAAGCAGGGAAGCAGTGGTGCAATTGAAGATCTAGATCTCTGTATTAAACTTCGTCAAGAATATGACGGCGTTGCTAAAGAATGTTTGGATCTTTATAATCGTTTGTTGGCCGATGGCGTTGCTCCTGAGCAAGCACGTTCAATTTTGCCACAAGGAACTTATACGGAATTTGTGTGGACTGGTTCTCTCTATGCATTTGCCCGTGTTTATAAGCTGAGAATCGACAGTCACGCACAATGGGAAATTCAACAGTATGCAAAAGCAATTGATAAAATAATTGCTCCACTTTTCCCAGTTTCGTGGCATACTTTAACAACTAAATAAAGACACCAACTAGGAGTCTCAAATATGGCAGAAATTTTATCCCCGTTTCAATCGTTTATTTTTATCTCTCGCTATTCCCGTTGGCTTCCAGACTACAATCGTAGAGAAAGCTGGGAGGAATGTGTTGAGCGTTGGTGGAATTACTTTACAAACAAAGTTCCTCAACTCGCAGAACGCCCTGATGTGAAAGAAGCAATTCTTAATCTTGAAGTTCTTCCATCTATGCGTAGTCTAATGACCGCTGGACCGGCATTGGATCACGATAATACTTGTTTGTACAATTGTTCTTATTTGCCAATTGATTCTCTTGAATCGTTTGCCGAGTTGTTTGTTATTTTGATGAACGGTACAGGCGTTGGTTATTCTGTTGAACGCCAGTATACGGATAAACTTCCTATTGTTGCAAACAAAATTGAAAAAGAATTTAACATCGTTTATGTTGTTGAAGACTCCAAAGAAGGTTGGGGAAACTCTGTTAAATTTTTGATGGATCATTTGTATGCTGGTCGGCACGTCAAATGGGATCTGAGTAAGATTCGTCCTGCAGGCGCAAGACTTAAGACATTTGGTGGTCGTGCTAGTGGCCCAGCACCACTTGATAATTTATTTAAATTTCTTGTCAAGGTTTTTTACAATGCTCAGGGGCGCAGACTTACTGCTCTTGAGTGCCACGACATTTGCTGTGCCATTGCAAATGCTGTAATCGTTGGTGGTGTTCGTCGTTCTGCCATGATTTCTTTGAGCGATCTTGCAGATCGTGAAATGGCTCACTGCAAGAGCGGTGCATGGTGGGAGCAAGCGGGATTCCGTTCTTATGCAAACAACTCTGCTGTATACCGTGGTCGTCCGCCAATGGGCCAGTTCCTAGAAGAATGGACTTCTCTTTACAACAGTCACAGTGGTGAACGTGGAATGATTAATCGTAAGGCCCTTCAAGATCAGGCTTCTAAATGGGGCCGCGATGAAAACTGTGAGTACGGAACAAATCCATGCTCTGAGATCATTTTAAAGCCATTTGAGTTTTGCAATCTTTCAACCGTTGTAGTTCGTCCCGATGACACGGCAGCAACTTTAAAAAAGAAGATTGAAATAGCAACAATTATTGGAACTGTTCAGTCTACATTTGTAAACTTCCCATACCTTCGTCCTGAGTGGAAGAAAAACTGTGAAGAAGAAAGACTGCTTGGCGTAAGCATGACTGGTATTTATGACAACAAACTTACCAGCGGTCTTGAGGGTAAACCAAAGTTAATTCGTCTACTTGAAAGCCTACGGGATCAGGCAACTGCTACAAATCTCAAGTGGGCAGAGAAACTTGGAATCAATCCTAGCAAGTCTATTACTTGTGTTAAGCCAGAGGGCACAACTTCTTGCTTGGTAGATTCTGCGTCTGGATTGCACCCAAGGTACGCTGATTATTATTATCGTCGTATTCGCATTGACAAAAAGGATCCAATCTATAATCTTATGAAGGATCAAGGTGTACCCTGTGAAGACGATGTAATTAATCCAGGTAACACTGCTGTCTTCACCTTTGCTATGAAGGCCCCAAGAGGAACAGTTACAACTGAAGATCTTCGTGCTCTAGATCATTTGGATCTTTGGAAGACTTACCAAGAGCATTACTGCCACCATAAGCCATCTATCACTGTAAACTACCGTGATTCAGAATTCCTTGAGGTTGGTCAGTGGCTTTGGGAAAACTTTGATGTTGCAACCGGCATTTCATTCTTGCCCGGTGGTGATAGCCACACCTATGCTCAAGCCCCCTTTGAGCAGATTGATTCTGCCACTTATGCTGCACATCCAAAGGTTAAAGTTAACTTTAAAGATCTCTCTAAATATGAGGCCGAAGATAACACCGAGGCTGCAAAAGAATTTGCATGCAGCGCAGGAGGTTGTCAGATAGTGTGACATAAATTCCTCTGTAGCTCAGTAGGTAGAGCGGGAAGCTGTTAACTTCCATGTCACTGGTTCGATTCCAGTCGGAGGAGTATAAATAAAAAATTTCACCCAAAAGGTGAAATTTTTTTTCATAAATATTTTTGTCAGGGATGGTGGGTTAGTTCCACGTAATCTTTTTGGAGTTCTTCGAAGTAGTCTCCATCGTATTACTAAGGAACGACCATCTCTGGCAACGGTATAAATAATTATGTTCACCATGTTAGTCGGCATTGATTATTCTATAACCAGCCCAGCAATCTGTCTTTTTGATGAAAAGCGAGAATTTTCTTTCTCCAATTGCTCTTTTTACTTTTTAACGAATACTAAAAAGTATGCCACAAAAATTGCTCCAAATATTAATGGAGAGGGTTTTGAGGAGTATGCCTACGATACTGAAAGATTTGATACAATTTCAGAGTGGGCTGCAAATTTGTGTATTGGAGCTGCAGACGTAGCAATTGAGGGCTACGCATACGGGGCACATGGCAAAATTTTTAATTTAGCCGAGAACTGTGGAATTTTGAAATACAAGCTCCATAAGCTCGCCGTTCCCGTGACGGTCGTGGAGCCCTCCCGCGTCAAGAAACTCGCCACAGGCAAAGGTAACGCTGATAAACAGGCAATGTATGAAGCCTTCAAGACCGAGACGGGAATAGATTTAGTTCAAATTTTTGAGCAAAAATCTTTAAATAATCCGGTCACGGATATTATCGACAGTTACTATATTTTAAAACATTTGGTCCAAGCAAAAATTTAACGGACAACTCTTCCAGCATTCATTCTGGCACTGTGATCCAATTTTTCATGGAATCGCTTTGGTACTTGACCACTGCTTTTAATTTTGTCAATAACCTCTTTAAATTGGCTACCTACAACTTTTTGAGGAGTCAAAGTTGCATCCATTGCAAGAGATGGGGTGCTAGCACCCCAATCACGAATAATCTTTTTCTTTTTGCACTTGGGGCAAGGCTTTTTTAAAGGCTCATCTCTATTTGAGAGGCTTAACATTTCATCAAATGTATGTTCACATTTTTCACATTTAAAAGCATAATTAGGCATTTTTGTTTCTCTTAAAAGTAATTAGCATGTGATCAAACAAGAATCCATAAGAAGGCTCTTTTGGTTTATTTTTAATTTCCATTTTGGCTTCTTTGGGAGTCCTATTGCCTTTAGACAAATTGCAAGGTTTACATGCAGCAACCATGTTTGTCCATGTCGATCCACCACCACGACAACGAGGTACAATATGATCTATTGTGGCAGTTTTATCGCAAAGATCTTTGCCACAATATTGGCAAACATATTGATCCCGGTGAAATACATTTCTACGGGTCGGAGGAACCTTTTTAAAAGGTAGTTTGACGTAATATTTAAGAATTAAAATTTTAGGAATTTTAACAATTTTTGATACTGAAATCAATTCATAAAATTCTGGACTTGTTTCATCAATCCAAACTTTATCATTTGACATTAACTTAAAAGCTTTGCCGACAGTGATAATATTCAGGGGGGTATTGTCTTGGTTGAGCAAGAGTACTTGCTTTTTCATACCTTTTAAGTATTTATGAAAATCTAAATATTTTACAGCCATGGATAATAAAAACGATAGAAAATTTTATTGGGAAGTTAAAGATTTTATGACTTCACGGAATACACATAACCCTATTCCGTCATACACACCAAAACCAAGTATTGCTGACCAAGCAAAAATAATTTTGGAAAAGAAACAGAATCTTCCATCAAAGCCTTTGGAAGTTAATAATACCATAATGAATGCTGCTTGTCAAGTAATTGGTAGGCACCAAAAACAAGAATCCGGCTACGACCCTAAATCTCAGGCTTTTAGTAAAAATAGTGATGTTAATAGTTTTAGAGGAATGAATGAGGGATATTGGGAAGATTTTAAAGCAGGGTTAGCAGAAGTGGGTAACTTTAAAACAAATATTATTGGAAAAGGTCAAGGAGCTGGGAGTTATAATGCAATGCTTCCAATGACAGCAGACGAGTCTAGACAAAAAGCTTCTTTAAGGCGAGCAGGGCAAGCATTAAATTTAAATGCACGACAATTAAATTTACAACAAGTGGCAAATCCGGGATTGGTAAAACAATCTGATGTTACTAATTTACTTTCTCAAAAAACATCTTCTGGTGTAAATTTGCTTGGTGATGCTGATCGCCAAAAAGCAAATGATTTATTTGGTAACTTAGTTGCACAAGAGTTTGAAGATAAAAAGAGTACTTCGACAGCAATTGCCGGTGTTGATACAGAAGGGCCACCCTCCAGTTTAAGTGGCTCTCCAACAACTACTGGAGCTTTTGGTATGTCAACACCATCTTTTGGTGGTGATGTCAGCGATAAAACAAAAGGTTTACTTGCATCTATGGATGCCAAAAAAGTCAGCACAGCTTCTCCTACACCAACAAATGCTGGAGATATTGATAAATCGCAAAATTTGAAAAAAGAAAAACGCCGACAACAAACAGCAGAAAGATTGGGAAGAGATCTTGAAAGATTGAGAGGTAAAGATGTTTCTCAATTAACCGATCTCGAAAAAGTAAAGTTAAGACTTGCACAAGAGCGATTATCTTCTGATTCAGAAATGGCAGAAAGAGTAAAAAAATTAACTGCTCGCGGTGGGCCTGTACCTCAAGGGCCGACTCCCAGCGGTGGTAATTTAGGTGATGACGAAGATTTAGTTGGCAGAACTTTAAATTTAACGAAAGATCAAACACAAATAGCCAGAGCAAGAAGAGTGGATGCTGCAGACAGTGATGAACGTATTTCTGGCTCATCTATGTCTTATGGACAATTTCACAATTTAACTGGTCGTAAATATGATGCTTTTAGTGATTTGGATCGTAAAATTGTCATTAATATGGCTGGCGGGGGAAAATTAACTCCAGGAAATTATAATCCAAATCAAATGAGTCAAGGTGAAGCAGGATTTATGACTGGAGCAAATTATGCGTTTAGAGCAAATGAAAGAGAACGTACAGCTAATGCGGCAGCATTTAGACAACAAGATGCAGCAGCAAAACAACAGGAACTAGAAAATACACCAGAATATAAAGAAGCTCAAAGAAAACAAGCAGCCCAAAATAGAGCTAATTTAGAAGCAGAAGTTGAGGGAGATCTTGCTAAAGAATATGGTGTAGACACTGAAACAATAAGAAGAGCTAGAACTGCGGGTGTAAATCCAAGAGATTTAGCAAATCAATCACAACAATCAAGACCAAGCCCAATGCAACAAACTTAATCTGTTGTAAACAGGCTACTCGGTAAATAATTTATAATTTTTGGATAAATAACTAAAGAGCAATAATTATGGCAAGATCTTTACATCCACTAGTTCATAGTTTACTAGAACAAAGATATCAACAAAATTTAGTAAATGAAAATATTGCTTCTGATGCCTGGGAAGGTGTAAAAAGTGGATGGGGTAAGTTTAGAGGTGCGTGGGAAAAGAAACGAGAAGAATTGGGACAACAATTACAAGATGTAGCCACAGAAACAGGGTTTGCAGATTTTGCTGCAGAATATATTCCTGGTGTTGCTGGAATGGCCGTAGTAGAAGTTCCCCTCGCAAAACAAGATCCAAAAGCATATGATAAAGCCAGATCAGAATTGGCAATGGAATTGGTTAAAGCAAAAAAACAAGCATTTGATAATAAAGAAACCGGTGTTTCTGAAACTGATATTTTAAGTAGAGCTGTTGCAAATAAACCGGAACTTGCAAAAATATTAACCAAAGACGAATATGAAAGTTTGTCTGGTGGGAGCATATCAAATCCTTTACAAATAAATGTAAAGAAAGTAGATGAAAAAGGTAAAGAATCTGAAACTCCTGCTGTTGTTATGCAAAAATGGTCTGGAATGGATCCAGGAGCAGAAATTCTTTATAGAACTCTTCGTGGAGCCGAAGAAAGCTTATTAACACCAGAAGGAATAGCAACCGGAGCAGCGTTTGGTGCTGCATTTAAAACTGCCGGTGCAGCCGCTGCTGCTGCTGGTAAAGCAATAGCACCAAAATTAGCACCAAAAGCGGTTGCTGCTGCTGCTGAAATATTGCCAGGTGCTGCTCGCGCAAGAGGAGCTGAAGAACTAGGTGCTGCTGTTGGTCAACGGGCCGTAGATATTGCAGGATTGGGTTTGCTAGGATATTCTGGAATAAAAGCCGGTTCTGAAGGTAAACTACCAGAATTTGTTGGTGGTGTTGCAGGTGGTGTCTTACCATTCTCGGTAGGCGCAAAGGGAGTAGAGTTGGGTGGCAAAGGAGTAAAGGCCGCAACTGCCCCAGAATTAAATGTTATGGGCGAACCATTAAAGCCCGTTCAACAACAACCAACAAAATTTCCAGAACCTGAGTGGGTTGGTAAAAAATATCCAGAATTTGTTGCACCCGAAGGAAAAGCTCAAACGTCTGCAAAACCAAGCGAGGTAAGTGTTTCTCCAAAACCAGCTGAACCATCTGCAAAACCAGAAACACCAAAAGAAACTATTGGTTATGGTGAATTTAAAGCGGTCCCAGAAACTTTACGTGATTTGGCAACAGCGAGACAAGAGGGGCGCGGAACATGGACTCCCGGTTCCAAGCCTCAAACATTGTATAAATTACAGCCTTCTATATGGAAATTTGGTGAACAACCAACTGGTCCAAAAATGGGTGAATATTTTGAAGTGCAACCAACTTCTAAACAAGCCCAATCAATTTATGGTTTAGAAACACCAGAAGTATCCGATTTTGATGCAAAATTTTTTCCTTATGGTAAACCGGCTGGTTTTGGTAAAGTAGTTGTAAAACCAGTTGGACTACCAAGACCACAAACCAGTGGAATGCCACAAACAACAAAAGCAACAACAGCAGAAAAAGCAAAAGCAGTAGCAGCCGGTGTTGCTGGTTTGTTGGGATTAGAGGGCCCAGAGTTTGTTACAAGACAAGCTCCAGTAAAACCAGAGATTGTTGCAGTTTCAAGAGCACCTAAAGCAACCGAGGCTGCACCAGAAGTAGTTGTCGGGGAGCCCGTTGCAAAAGAAACAACAACTGCTGAACCATCGAAAGTAAAAGTAACTCGTAAAGCACCAAAAGTAGGTAAAGAAACAAAAGTACCAGAAGCAGGTAAAGCACCTGCTCAAGCACCTGCTCAAGCACCTGCTCAAGCACCTCCTCAAGCACCTGCTCAAGCACCTGCTCAAGCACCTGCTCAAGCACCTCCTCAAGCACCTGCTCAAGCACCTGCT